GGGTGGAGGGATCGGCCGACTTGTTTTCACACGGAACATAGATGCCATCTACGATCAATCCGCAGCTTTCGACCGGGAAGACTTTTCGCGCGTGTTGCTTAGCGTCGTTGTATGCCTGTTTGAAATCTTCGCTCATTACCGAACTCTACCCATGCCAGGAAATCCACCAAACGGAAGCGCTTGATCCGCGCCAAAACGCAGCTTGCAGCATTTCGTAGACCGAGAAGGCTTGTCTTCTGACTGGTTGAACACTGGCTGATCTAGCTCATCAAAGAGGTTCCCGCCGGTGTATGGGCATTGAGCTTTGTCATAATTGAAAGCCCCCACGCCAGCATCCCAGACACGGTATCGCCAAATGCATGTGTCACGAACAGCGGCGCGACCAGGAATCATACGACCAGCTTGGTCGATCGCTGCGGACAGCTCCCATGTGATCTCTTCCGGCGTGTCGGATGTTTTCTGCTCGACTGCATAAATATCAGGGCCAAAGTATGCATCTGCATCAGCGTCAGGCCGACCATCAAGAAAACGCTCTGACACCCGAATACGTGTGACGATACACCCGTTCAGGTCGCCAAAACTATTGACCGTCGCTTGGATGATACCGCCCTGCGCAAAGTCAGAGTTAGCAATGCTAATCGTTGGTGTCGGTAAAGAACCCTGCCCTGATGTCTCCAGACCTTCGAATTGAATATCGATCGGCGTATATTCCAAACCCTGATAGAAAACTGGTCCGTTAGACTCAGATCCCTTCACAAAGCGCAGAATTGTGCCACCGATTGGCGAACAATCGATGGAGAAAAGCGCAATAATTGCGCCTGGGTCGAGTCTTTGAATTTCAGCTAAATGTCCGGACATAATATCCCCTCAGATTTACCAAGAATAAGTCAGCACTGACCTAATATCAAGCACATTAAGATGCCAAGGAAAAGTCCTGTTTAAACTTGGCCGTAAAGGTGAACGGGGACTTGCTGCTGGAACTCCTCTCTACACATATCCAATTCAACGAGGCAGAGTATCCATACGGCTGATAACTGAACGGCTTGTAACCGCCGCGTTCTCTAAAGAAGGCATCCAGCTCTTGCTTTTGCAACAGTGTGATACCATCCCACTTGAGATCAATCTGCTCACGAATATGGTTCAAGCCGCGTGGGCCGGATTGTGTATAGCCATCGCCAAACTCCGCCTTAAAGAGCGACACCTCGGGTTTTGACATGTTGCCCGGTGACGGTGCAATTGAAGGGCTAAATGTAATCAGTGGCATTATCGTTTCCCATTGTTAAGCATGTTGCCAGGCTTAAGCTGGCGCCGTAGTTCACTCGTTACAGCACCGCGCATTGTGCTTTCCATTTCGCGTGCCATCTTGCGCGCGAGATCGTCGTTCTGATCCGGTGTGCCAGCGGACCCATTAACCGTGACAGGTGCGTTGATGGAGATCGCTTGATTGTTGCCGCCCATTTGACCGCCCAAAGAAGACATCTGCTCGGTCGTGAAGATACCTTCGCCTTTTTTGGTGATCACAGGCACTTCGCCGATACCAAGCTTTGGACCACCGACAATACCGCCGCCGTGAAACTTAGGTGCGCCATTAAACAGACTTGGCGATACCATGCGTGTTGTGAGCCTTGTTTGACCGACGATGCCGCCGGTGTGTGCGACAGGAACACCCATCATACCACCAATGAAGGATGTGAGAATGTTTGTGCCGCCAGACGCGCCCTTCGCGATGTCCGAAAATCCAGCCATCATACCCTTCACGGCAATATCAGCCAGACCGTCAAGCACGTTGTTGATCAAACTAGAAAGAGCGGCGCTTGCTGTGTTCGTGCCACGCACAACACCAGCGAGGCCAGAGCTAAGGTTCGATGTCCAGTTCGTTGACTGTGTGATCAGAGCGCCCTGAAAATCGCGCCACTCTGCCATCTGCCCGATCATAGGGTTCATAGCGGCAGAATATTCACCACGAATAGCAGCCTTCTGCGCTTCAGCTTGACGCACGATCTCAACTTCAGCCAAACCAGCTTGACGCGCCCGATCCATCCACGCGTCAACACCGGCGATGCGATCCTGAAACTCAAGCTGGCGCTGCTGACGCTTACTTAGCAATCCGCGTTCCATATCCTGACGCTCAGCGGCCATGTCTGCGGCGCGCGATGTTGCTTCGAGCTGACGGTTCTGCTGAATAGCAGCGGCTTTCTGAGCCACAGCGTTTGCGAACTCAGGACTATCCTCGCCGAATGCCACACGGACGTTTTCGACGTATTTGGTCAGTTCAGTGTTAAGCTGGATCAGCGCATTTGTGTCACCTTCGTAGTTTGGATCCTGCATACGTGCAGTTTCCTCTACGAGCTTCCGCGCAATCTCGACACGATCTTCCTCAAGCTTCAGGCGCTGACGATCGGCGTCAGTGCGCGCATCCTTCTTAAGATCCATCTCAGCTTCGACAGCGTCCAACTCTTTAGCCTTAGCGATCAAACCGGCATACATCTGGTTTTCCGCATCGCGCGAGCTGGCAACATCACCGGCTTCGATGAGATTGATCAGCGCTTGCAGGTTAGAGCCACCATCCGCTTGACGTGCGGTCGCGATATCAGCCGCCAGAGAGGTCAACTCGTCCTTGATTGCGAGTGTGTCCTGCAAACCGGCAACTTCGCTCTCAAGAGGCCCGTTGAGCAACATTGCGGCATCGACGATTGAGGTTTGGGCGGCCACTTGCATGCCCACAAATTCTTCAATCATCGCATCCATGCCGGCGTTGTCGTAACGCGGTGCCGATGAGCTGGCGCCAGGACTACCTTCTGCATTGCCGAACCGGTGATTGCCGATATTCTGCCATTCGCCGCCAGCACTTGAGCCCCAAGAAGGCTCGACGGTGCCAGGCGCGTAATAATTCAGCGCGCCACCGGTTGGATCTGAGTAATTTCCATACATGATCTTGCGCGCAGCAGCCATTGCTTCCGCGCTTGGCGTCATGTTCGCCATATCAAGCGCGCCTTCGCCATTCGCATAGCCTGTGACGCCGTTCCAAGCAGAGAACTGCCCGGGTTTCATGATCGTGCCACTGATACCTTGACCGTAATTGCCGTTGCGTGCGCGGTTCGCAATCACAGAGCCAACAGCCAGCATACCATCGGCGCTTTCGCCACCAGCTTCAGCTTGAATAGTCTTGGCGAGCAGAATGAGGTCGCTTTCGGTCATCGGCACGGCCGAGCCAGCACCACCGAACGAGCCGTCGCTAAAGATACCCATCGAAAGATCGGCCATAGCGCCTTTGACCTGGCCGGTCATGCCCAGCATGCTACCCATAGCGCTTGTGACAGCATCGATACGCGCAATGGTTGGATCACCGAACGTGTTCTCTTGCATCACATCGGCCAGCGAGTTCATCGCTGCACCTTGAATGTTCGTGATGCCGACGGCCGACCTTAGAGCTTCGCGAATACGTTCAGCCGAACCCATCGTCTCGTAGCCGCCATCTGCGAGCCTTTGAATGATCGTTTCGGTGCCGTTCATTTCAGTGCCGGCAATCTCATTGAGAAGCTCAAGCCGCTCTTCGAGCAGATCCTGATATCGATCTTCCAGATCTTCTTCCAGATCCTTCTGACCTTTCATCATGGCGTCCATGATTTCTTTTTGAGCAGTCGCTTCAATGAGCGCATCGGTCAGGTCACGAACGGTATCGCCACCATCTTCGATAGAACCGAAATCGCCACGCTCGATACGTGTCATCAACTGCGCCATAGCACCGTCAGAGCCTTCCAGCTCCGAACGCATACCGGCAATCTCCACAACGAGGTCATCAAGGATCTTCTGGCCGCGTGCGACCTTTGCTTCCATGTTCTCGATATCCGGACCCATGTTGAGATCTGGAATGTTATCGTTGACCATGTTGGCGCGCGCGTCGATCACCAACTGACGCAGAGCGCTCAAGCGCTCACGCAGCCCAAGCGGTGTCGGAATGCCAAGCATTCTGCTCGCTTCGTCTTCACCCATCGCTGAGCTAAGCAGTCCTTCGCGCATGTCCAAAATTTGCTGGTTCATTTTACGCTGAGCGGTCAGAAGGAGATCTTCATACTCTTTGGTGATGGACGCCTGGCTCCGGCCGGTCTCTTCGGTCGTGGCGAGCTGAAGTGTTTGCCAGTCCTGAAGCTCGATCACCCGGCGTCGGTATTCTTCCTGAGATGTAAGTTCGCGTGCGTTGATCTCGGAATTTAAAGTTTGGCGGATGATTTCACGCTCACGCTCGCCTGCGCGCATAAGAATACCATCACGAGAAGCCATAACCTTTTCCAAGGAAGCCTTTGCTTCCGCAAGATTATCAACGGACGTGCGACCTAAGTGGCCGCCACCATCAACAGCCTTTTGATACAGATCAACCTCTTTTTGAAGCTGCTCGATACGGTCTTCGACAATGCGTGCGGCAGCTTCCTGCGACTCTGCGCCGAACTTCTCCAACTCAGTGTAGGCCGCTACGACTTTATCCTTGAACCAACCGAAGTGATTACCAGCAAGCACCAACGCGCCGCCTAGAACGATCAACCAGGGGGCGGCAGCAAGTATAGCCGAACCAAGTGCCATCATCGCTGTGCGTGCTGCTAGAAGACCCGTTGCGGCCGCCGTAGCTGCCGAGAAGCCAACGCCGTTCATCTGCACGCGGAATAAGCTCGCTTGCAGACTAGCCGTTGCCATAGAAGATTTGAAGCCTTGCAAAGAAAGTTTCAGCATCTGCACAGAGCCCATGAAAGCGCCAGCGGCGCTTCTGAGAGCGATCATTCCAATACCGGCAGCGGCAATCTTAGCGATCAAAATCAACTCATCACGCATGCCGAACAGGTATCGTGTCACCGCGGCGACCCGATTGGCTGTGCTGGACAACAGGTTGCCAAGTTCATCAGCCCAGATACGCGCGCGGTCACTCTCTAGGAAGCTGTTAAACTCCTTCAGAACATCTTTCAGCGCCGTATCAACAAAGGATTTCAGACCCGGGCCGGTTGCAAGCTGCTGGAAGTTCGCGCGCATCTTTGTGACCTGACCGGAGAATGTTTCCATCATCCGCAGTGCTGAGCCACCGAATGTGCGCTCAAGCTCGGCGTAGAATGCATTCAGTGCCGGACCAGCCTGAAGGCGACCCGTCGCGATAGCCGCTGTCAGCTCAGCAATTGATACACCCATCGAGCGTGCCATGATCTGCATCGCAGCTGGCATCGATTCTCCGAGCTGTTGACGCATCTCTTCCATCTGGATCACAGATTTACCGGACATCTGCGTAATACCCAGTGTCACACGGTGCAGCTGCTCGTCTGTGCCACCAAAGGCCGCGATACCGTCGGCGATCGCTTGTAGCGACCCTGCCATCGGATCTGTGCCGGTTGCACGCAGTTTAACGAATGTCGAGGAAAGCTCGTTCAAGGAGAACGGCATTTTGGTGATCTGCTCACGCAGGTAAGCTACGTTTGTCGCAGCTTCGCGGATCGGATCAGAGGACTGCGCAAGACCTTCCATCTGGAAGCGCAAGCGCTCCATGTCGGCGTTGATCTTGACGATGTTACCGATCAGGCCGTTCGAGGCGCCGGTCATGGCGGAGAAGGCAAGCGTTAGACCACCAGCAACGATCGCCACATCACGCAGACCAGCAAGAAAGCCGCGGCTGGACTTATCCGCCTGTTTGACGGATTTCACATAGGCAAGATTGGATTGGGTGAGTTTGCGAAAATGCGGATCAGTGCGTGCAAGCTCCGACTGGAACTGGCGCAGGGACTGTCCGGCACGCAACATGCCGGACGTGAATGACCCATCGCTGAGCTGAAGTTCGATCCGAATACCGGGCATTCTCTTAACCTTGACGCTTACCTTGCCTTTTCGGCTCTCAGGCGTTGTTTCAGTGCATTCAGGGCGTCGCGATCAAAGGCCGGATCAAATCCATCTCCGAGGTCTTCTACCCTTACAACCGTCGGAAGGTCTTCGTTCCAGACGTAGATTTGGCCGACTCTTTCGCTTAAGGTCTTGAGCGCGCCGTTGTAGGCTTCGCTTGAACCTTGTGATCCGAGAGCATGGATCTGTTCGATCAGTGCTTCAGACCTGAGCCGGTCGATTTGATTGGCTAAGAACCAGAATTTATTTGGGTGAAGATTGAGCGTTTCGTGGACGCTCAATCCGTATTCTTTGACAACTCTGGCGAACAGAAAGCCGAAATCGACTTGCTTTAGGCCGCCGGTTGGTCGTTTCCCGCTTTGGCTTTAGCAACCTCTGCCGCGTCATCGGTGACGGTTTCGCCACCAAGTGTCTGGATCATCTCGGTCACGGCCATTGTCTGTGGAATAGTCCACAGGCGAATATCTGCTTCGGGAATTGTCGGAAATCCGCGACTGACCAGCGTGATGTAAGCTTCCATTTCCTTGACAGGATCAGGGCTCATGCCGAGGTCTTGAACGAGCTTCGCGTTATCGATGAAGTTCTGAACAGTGCCTTCTGCCATTTCGTGACGAACCTCTGCACCTTTTACCCCAATCATAAGAGCGATCTTTGCAGGTGTAGCGAGGTCGTTGAAGTTGATAATTTTGGTCATAAAAGATCCAGATTTAAGGGTAAGGTTGAAGGGTTCGGGCCGACCGCGTGTGGTCGGCCCCAGGTTCGTTAAACGACGGCGGTCAAGTCACCGACGGAGAAAAGCGCACCAAGTTCGTCCGCGTAACCTTTGAAGTCCACGTTATAGACGCGCTCTTTGTCCAGCATGTAGCCGAACTGAAGCGCACCAGCGGTAGCCGCCAAGTGGATCGTAAAGTCTTCGCCACCAGTTGTGCCTTTGGAGCGCAGAACGAGGACTTTGGCGATCGCCAACAGGTTAGTGTTCACACCAGTTGGAACATCGACCCGCTTTTTCAGAGGATCAGTGCCGTCTGTGACTAGAACCGCACCTGGCATAATCGCGACCAAGTTTTCCAAAGTTGTTTCGGCCAAAGGAACAGTCGCTTTAACCATACGGCCAGTGATAATCTCACCGATCGGGGTTTCGCCGAACTGGTCGACTTTGACTTCGTGGGTCGAGGTGGAAACCTCAACTTCGACGCCGCCTTTGGTGTAACCAAGATCAACGGCATCAAACAGAATGCTACAGACGCCAAGCTTGACGTTATCGGTGGATGAAGGCATGTCGTGTCTCCTTAAAGAGAAAATAAGTCAGTGTTGACTTAAATTACCAGAAGCGATCACGAAAGGCAAATTGTTTTAGGATCAGAATAATGCGGGGATTGTTCTGATTAAAGCAAGCTCTGTAGCGATAGAGGCCCTTACGGCTGCCGCTATCTGCTCAGCAGTCGGCCCTGTGGACCCACCGGTCTCATACGCAAGCGCTGCAAGCGGAACAACGTATCTAACGTTGACCTGATACTGACCTAGTGTTCTGATGACAGGAACTCCGCCACCTTGCACAAAAAGGTTTCCATCGACGGTTAGATCGTGGTCGGCCTCCATTGGTCGAACGCGCCAGCCGTTTAGCAAGAAGAAATATGGAGGAACGAAAATTCCTTCACCAAGCGGGTCCGTGCCAACCAAAGAGAAGGCCAGGCTCCACTTTCTATTTTCCGAAATCTCTAGCCAGTCGACCCATGCCGACCAAAGCTCCACTGCCGTTACAGCAGTGGAGTCCAGTGTCATCAGCTTACTTTGGCCGTCAATTGTGATAGGCAAAGTTGCCTCCAGTTACGCGACGTATGCGCGGTCCTGCTCGGCGACGAGCGTTACGTTGTTCGACTTCGAGCGCGAGATCGTTCCTGTCGCAACAACGGGCTTCGCAACGCCCTTGTTACCAGCAACAACAATGACAGGAGCGTCTGTGCCGAACGAGGTGGCGCCACGCTGAACGTTACCGTCAAAGTCGTAGGTAAAGTTCAGACTACCCGCAGAGATCGTTCCCTGAATAGGCGTTCCTGTTGCGTCATTCACGACTTCGGCAGTTGCCGTAGCGTAGTCGGCCCCAAGGTCGTCACCAGCATCATCGTTTGCGAAATACATGATGTAGTAACCAGCGGCACCCGCTGCCAGGAAGTTGTTAAAGTTCAAAGCGCCTGCGGATGTAAATGCGTATAGACGCTCAAGTTCGTTCTGGTCGAGGAACACCACGCGGTTAAGATCGGCCGCAATAACACCGTCGATAAACACGCCGCGAGTTGTATAAAGCGTATCGCCAACGAAGAAACAAAGCTCGTCAGCCGTCTTACCCATGACGCCACTTAGACCTTCATCGATATCAATGTTTTGGCGCAGAAGGTATTGGATCTTAGTATAGATCTCTTCGAGCGTAGCGTTTGCCGCAGTGTTGTCGACAATCACCCGGAATGGGAACGCGCCAATGTCATAAGTTGTCTGGTCGACGCCGAAATACTCAACCGTTACGGCAGTATATGGCAAAATTGTCGCCACGTTCGCATCGGTATCTGTAATCTTCAGGTCGTCTTCGTTTGACAAAAGGACGTTCAGAGTTGATGCGCCGGTGGCTGTCTGAGCTGTGTCGGCCAAGGTGGACGATTTGTATTTAAAGCCCTGCTCGCGAACAAAAGCTTTGAAAAATACGCGAGTGTCGAAGTTACCATTGGTTGCGTCGCCATAGATCTGAACGCCTTCGTTAACTTCGTCAGTAAACGTAAAGTCAATCGCCGCGCCGTTCGCTTCGCGTTGGTAGTAAAGCTGTGCGCCATCGCTAACTTCGCCAAGAGAAACAGCACCAACGTGCTGTCGAAGAAGGTCAGAAGCCGCGGAGAACTCTGACCAGCCACCGTCGCGGTGCATCTGACGCGTTACGTCATCAGCCGGAGCCCAGCCGTTAAACGAACCACCATCGGTGCCAAACTGAAACTGACCCGATTTGGCGTCAATCGCATACATTGGAAACGGGAATTTGTTGTAAGCGGAGGTTTCCCAAAGCTTAATGAATTTCGAGTAGAGAGCCTGAAGGGTCACGCCATCTTTTGCGATGAGATTCCCAGCCTCAATAAGAGTAAAGGTTCTCGCCGTCGTGTCGATAGTGATCTCAACTCCTACGTTAAGATCGTCACCGTCTGTAATTTTAACCATGATGTTCTCCATTTTTTTATTCGCCAAAAGGCGGTTCTAACAACCATACTACAAAAGTAAGTAAATGGTAACTGATTATTTAGTTCAAAAACGCACGATCCAAGCGCTGACCAATAGGAACAGATCCGTTGCTTAAAGACAGTGGGTAGTCTCGAATAACAAAAGGAACATACCCTGACCGATACACGGCGATATCGACATTGCCCAAAATCTGATACGAATAGGCGTATGTCGTGCCAGCATTGGCATCCACATCGGCACGCACGATCTCTGTTCCGGCGCTTAAAATGACTATGTCGGACCCAGGCTGAACACCCGTCAACGTAAGTGAGATTTGGTTATTCACAACAGTCGATGCGCCGGCGCCATTTGTCACGGTCGGTGTGGATCCGCTGGTTACGTTGATCGTAACGAGGCCGCCGGAGTTATTGTGGATCGCAGAATTGGCTGTTTCATCGGCGCCAAACCCCGCGAAGGTTTGACCAACCACGCTATATGACCCAGGGGCTGTTATCTCTATCGCATGACCGAGACCCCTCTGGTTCCACGTATTTCCGATAAGGTTTGCAAATGTGGGGTCTATGATTACAGCCTCGTTCGCTAGAGACACGCAATTTATGACGGAATTCACAATGCTGCCAAGATTTTGATTGATACGGGCAACGCTAATCGTTCCATCATCCACGGTAACGGAAGAGGTCATATTGTAGTTTCGAAAGTTTCCCAAAGTGTGAGACACATTTGCCAGGCGCGTCGTTCCCACGTAAGTAAAATCAGCTCTGGTGTCTGAAATCGAAGCTGAACCAAGGGACGTGTGCGTCGCGACATCCTTAAATGTTACGCCGGACAGCGTCAGGTCAACCACCGGGGAACTAAATCCTGGCTCAAACAATCCATCAACCCAAATTACAGACCCTGATCCTGAAAACTCAGTCTGCGTCGAGCCGTCACCAATTCTCATTGCGCCGGTTAGCTGCGCAATCGAGTTATCGATAGATTGGGCGTATCCCCATCTGTTTGCAATAACACCTTCGTCTGTTTCGAAAAAGCTTCGCCAGTTTCCAGCAGGCGACCCTGCCCCGCCACCCACAAGCGTAAGACCCGTTCCGATATCAATCGCATCCATACCAACGTTTTCAGACTTTGCCTGCGAGGATGCAAAGTTCGCTTCGAAACCGAAATAATCAACCGCGGTTAAAATCGGGTTACCGACTGTAAGCTCTCGGAAACCGGGGACGTTAGGGGACACCGCCATCACGATAAAGCCGCCCTTTTGGGGATAAGTTTTTAGGCGATCGATCGCCGCGGCCGATCCAGCGAGGTTCACCTGATGGAAGGCATTAGTGCCCGACCCGATTCTCAAACGCGAGCCGGATGTAGCATCCAGACCGCCATAGTCCGTAACGATGACCTTCGCCAACCAATGACGCGTAGTGGGCGCTGTAAAATCAACACCCGCCTGACCATCTGACGTTGGATCATAAGTAACACCACCTGTTCCGGTGATTTTCTTGTTTACCAAATTTCCACCCTGGTAGTAAAACGAGCCCTCGGAAGAAGGGCTTGGTCCGCCACCGAGCGAACCCCAGCCGTTGTTCGTCTCACCGTCTTCGAGACGAAAATTGTCGGCTGTGATAACTGCAATAGGCATAACAAGACCCTTCTAGGTTTAGAACGTGCGGAAAGACGAAGTCAGAACAACGCTTTGGAATGAACTAATTGACGGCGTGCCGTCAACGTTCATGCCAAATTCATTCACAAATACGCGAAGACGGAAGCCGTCAGGCATGCGGCCTGCTTTTGGGCATTCCGAAGCGATCGTGCGAACGCCGTCAAAGATGTCAATAGGAACACCTTGATCGAAAATCAACGTGTTCGGGCTCAGCTGAATGATGAAACGGTTGCCGCTTTCTGCCTTTACGAAAGGACGAAATTGGTAATGAAAAGGGTTCCAGTTACCAACGCCATCTGCTGTTTCAAGAATGGCAGATAGGGAGTATTTTGCAACAACTTGCTCAGGGTCCGGAAGGTTGTCCTCATACAAGATAACAAGCTCAAGACTTGCATCGCCGGCCGCGTAGTCACTTGGCGCATTGAAAGTAGGCGAAACGAAAAGATCGTAGGTGCCGTTTGTGGAAATACCTGCGTCGGCTGCGGTAATGAGCAGCTTATTTACGATAGATTTGTGGGGCATTTTTTTCCTCTTATGCCTTAGATATACCGACGAGAACCCCATCGGTGTCGTATTCAAATGATGTCACAATGACACCACTTGAGGTCGCGCTGGTCACAGACATGAGCAAGTCGTCAATGTATGTGAAAACCTTACTATCGCCGTTCTCGAAATTCACTCGAGAAAGGGCATCCGCGTTATAGGAAAATGTTGACGCGCCGGGATCTACGTCAGGCTCGGCATTTATTGGCCGAACGCCTACTCCATCGTTGTCCGAAACGTAGAAGTCGAAACCAGAGTCTCGCTTGACAAGGTAGAGAGTGTTTGGCGTGAAAACTTCAGGCAGCGCGGCCGTCTTCGCGATATTGTATCTCGGCACGTCACCACTCCGTAATCAGAAGATCGCCGCCGCCACTGACAAACGGATACAGAGCTGCGCTTATAGTCGTGTCCGCCGCACCAAACTTCAAAATCCCCGTCCCTGCCTTTTTCAAAATAAGGCTGACGCTGCTACTGCTAACCAGGGAAAGAGAGCCGGTGATTGTTGCCTCTAAAGTGACAGAAACTGATGTGACGGGTTTAAGATTAAGCATTTCTCGACACGTCTCGACCAACATTGATCTGAGATGTCTCTGTGGAAACAACACCACCAGATGGAGACGTAAACTGAACATCGATATTTAAGGTCTCGGGCGGCCAAGCTTGTGTGGAGCCATTCATAAAAACCCTGATGCTGGATTTCGTAATATCCAACCACTCAACTGTGAGGTCTGCAATCAAAGCGTCACTCTTCGTTCTCACTTGAGAGATCGCTGTCCATCCCGTCATGTCAATAAGAGGCTTACCGTTCACAACAAGTGCGGCGGTCCCGGCAAAATCGAAAGTGTCACCCTGTTTGAACGCCATAATGCCCTCTGAAAATTAGTAAGTAAGTGCTAACATATTTACAAATTGCGGTCAATGGATTCAAAACTGAAGCACGCCAGAAAGTGTTGCGAAAATTCGTAACCGTTACCTTCCAGTCGGGGAAACTGGATAGGCAATGTTTTCGCCTGAAAGACCTTGATGACGGTCCTGTCGCGCTCCTCAGATGGAGGATAGACCTCCTCCGCTTCAACCTTCAGCGCCCGTGCGATTTGGCTCGCAAGATTGTAACCCTTCACAGGATCGGTATGCCGCGTGACGACCTGAATATCTGTCTTATACCAACCAGGAATGTATTCATCGATGACGACGCCCGCCGACGGACCGCGTGTCATCACACCGAAATCACACTCCGAAGGAAGCATGTGTCGAAACAGGCTCACGCCCGGGGTCAGATCCGCCCAGCTCGTTGTAATCTTTTGCTCAAGAATATCGTAAATCATACCATAATGCTCCGAATGATATTTGTGACCGTTTCAACCATCTGACGCTCAAGGCGTTCTTCTTCATCCTCATAGGCGCGCGTCATAAATCCTTCGCCAATCTGCGCGGTCGGGTTTTCTGACATCTTTTCGCGCGTGCGGCGCCCTGGCTTGAACTGCGAGTAGCGCTCATGAATAATCCAGGCGTATTGATCGAGGTTGATAAGCTTACCGCTCTCCATGATCGCGGTCGCGTTACCTGCAACGACATCGATCGCCAGGCGCCCCCTGCCCTCATATGTCTTCTCGATCCGGATAGACTCGCGCAGAGCCGTCGTGTCTTCAGGCACATAGATTTGTGCGCGGTCTACGATACGAGCCGCGGCGCGCTTCATCTGGCCCCGGGCGCCGTCAGAGGTGCGCTCGGCAACCTGACGTAGCTCAGCTGCGACACGGCCGACACCAGATGCCTTGAAGGACATTTTCACGGCAACAGCGCCAAGCCGCATTCAATATGGTCGACCCTTCCGGTGACAGACCGGCGGTAATGCACAGAGACGACCTCATAGGAGATACCGTCAAAATAGAAGTTGTCAGAGATTTTTATGCTTGTCGCTTTTCCAACCAAGATCTTCGCGCGATCCGAAACCTTCTCATCCGCAGATCCGCGCGAAGCAGAGCTGTCCGCACGCACGGTCGTCTTCTGCGTGCGGACGTTCAGATTGACCGGCGCGAACGCACAAGATCTCTCCACGCCCCAGTTCTCGCGACCATGCACGTCACGGCTTTCAATTGAGCGCAATATACCCATTGAGTTCGGTCTAAACATTTTCGATCTCCAAATAGGCATTTGAATTGGGGTGAAAGAACTGGCGCCGCGCAGTTTCAAAGTCGAGCCCGTCGGTTAAGCCATCAAGAGAGACGTGTCCTTGCAGAACCGGACCGGCGCGATCTGGTTTCATAATCTTCACTCGGCGCGCGCCCAGTGCAGTTGCGACCTGTAGAACAATCTCGTTCTGAATACCCAGCAGTGTGAGCCGCCAAGCGTTGCGTGCGACAATATCAGAGCTGAACAGGCGGCCTGCGCTATCACGGCGGCCGATTTGTGGCCGTGTCATTTCGATTTCGATCAACGCTTGCTGCTTTGGAATACCACGAAGACGCGACCGCCGTTCTATGTCGATGACGCTTTCCATGAAGCGTTGCTTCAGGGTGACGACATCAAGACGCACAAGCATCTCAATCTCGACGTTCAAATACGCGACAGACGCATTCTGGTGCTGTATCAGCGCGTCCTTCACTGTTTTGCGCTGTGTGTCAGTCAAAACACTAAGAAGCGCTCCCTGAGCTGTTTCTGAGACACGGCTTATCTCTTCCGCAATCAACTTGCGCTCGCCTTTGTAGTAAAGATCAAACGCCATCGCCCAGGCTCGCCGACCAACACGGGCGCGCGTCGCTGATGCCGAGAAGTCGGACGACATCAACTCTGCGGTAAAGATCGAACGCCAGCCATCGATTAGGGTGGCGTAGCGACTTTGTGCGGCATAGGCGATTTCGTTGATCATGTTACGCTCTCGCAATCCGCATATTGAAATGCAGATACCCAGCCAGCGCGGTGCGCGTCATAGCGCTGATACCGTAATCAACACCGCCACTCTGCAAGGTCAAAGAGCTTTCACCGATCGTTTCGGTGATAACACCGGACCGGCGCTTTGCTGCGATCTCGTCACCCGAAAGCAACTCGGCCGCTTCTACAACCTGAGCCAAGCGCAGCGCGCGTTTGAAGTGGGTAGGAAATGCCGCAAAGACGTCGGAGTTGATCTCTATCCATTCATCGCGCTCGATCACGTAATCCTGAACAACGACACCATCTATGTTCTTGATGCCGTATGTCATTGGGATATTGGTCAAACGCCGATACGCGTCGGCCAGGGCGACTTTTCGCGCCTCTTCGTCCGCATCCTTCCATCCAAACGCGTTGACCGTATCCAGAGCCAGGATCTCAGCGGCCTCATATGACTGAAAGGTGTTTGTCATCGTGACTAAGCGTTGGTCTGTCTCAATGACGTAGCTTAAATTCTTAGTGATATCTCCAAGCGCCGAAGTGAGCGTGACCCGAAGAATACGCGCCTCGCGCGTGCCACCCATGATCTGGTTATACATCGGCAAGACTGTGATCGTTGCCGATACATCGGCGATATTAAAGACAACTGGGTCGAAAACCTCCAGCAATTCGTCTTCGCCGTTGAACAGCTGTGCTGATATCGCGGTTGGCACGAATGTCGCACCGTTTAGATCGACAAACGGGACGACGACCTCGACGGTGAAGTTCTCAGGATAAAATTTCAACCCAGTTGTCATCTTACTTCACCTCGGCCGGAGTGACGACCGCAGGCTCAACAGTTTCGACATCGGTTGGTTCAACGAGCGCGGCGCCCAGATCGCCAGACACAGCTGCTGCCAGGATATCCACATTCTCGACTTCCGTCTGGACATCGCCAACCGGCTGCACCAGATCCGCGTCAGCTGCGGCATCTTCGGCGTCGTTGAGTTCTTTGGCCAATCGTGCAGCGGTCGTCGAGTCAATCGCCGGCGCGTTGACCTTTGCCTTCTCCGCCTCCTGTGCCGCTTTCGCGTCAACGCGAGACTGCTTTGCCTCTTCGAAGAGCTGCTGCGAGTCCAAGATCATCTGGATTAGAACGACCAGCGCGCGGTGTTTGACGTTCCAATGAATTGCAACTTCGCGAATACCAGTGATGCCGCTCTTATCAGCGATAGCTGTAAGCTCTTCGTATGTGTAGATTGGCGGATTGAAAGAGGTTTCCTGCGACATCTTGATCACTTCAGCCGCTTTTCCCATCTCGGTCTGGCGCTCCAGGTCTACGAGAACTGGCGCGCGTGTGGCGGCCTCTGCAACCAGACGATAAGCTGGGCCAGCGGGGTGGGATGAGCCGTCTTCATTGATTTCGTGAAAGTTCATAGCCGCAGAAAGACGGTCGCGTTCGACGCGAGAAATCTTTTCTACCGAAACACCACCCTTGAAGGTATGAACGCCGATGTTTCCATCGAAATTGGTATGAGTGGTGTTGTTGAACTTGAGGTGCTTGTGATCCATAATTTATCCGTTGATTTTCTGCTGCACAATGTAAGACTCAAGATTTTGAAGATCGCGCAGCGAGCCGATCTTTTCAGAGCCGATAAAGATTTGTGGGAACGAACCCATTCGCGGTGAGCGCCGCATAAACTCTTGAAAGTTATGATCGTCGCCGCGCGTGTTTCGAAGAACATGAGCGTATCCGGCCCTCAAACAGAAGGATTCCGCCTCTAACATGCGGGGCGTATCTGCTTGTCCGTAGATTTCGATATGCTTCATGCTACCTCAAACGAAAAAGGGGCGGTGTGACCCGCCCCTCATCATAGATCAGTCAGGACTTACTGACAAGTTAGATGTTCGTAACACCACCAAGGCGGGATACAGCATGTGTCGCTTTCAGAGCAGCAGCAACATACCACTTCATCCGCCAGCGTGTCGCGTCTTTGGTCTCAAGCAGGCCGACTTTTTCCATCCGGAAACCAGCAGCAGGACCGCCGAAGAGACCGTGGAAACCGTCGACTTCGTTCAAACGCAGTGCGTAGATCGAAGTTGATGCTGTTTCTGTGCCACGAACTTCGTCGATAGGCAGGAAGTCGTTGATGATGACAGGTGTGCCATCGAACGCTTTAACCGGCATGCCGAAGTTGTTCAACATGATGTGATCCGCCATGTTACCGCCCATTGCGCGGTTCAGTTCGCGGATTGCACGCCATGTGCCTTGACGCATCATGAATGCATCAGCGCCAAGTTTCACGGCATCTTTCAGCTCATCGAGCATCGAGAAAGAAACTGGACCGCCGTTTACGCCGGTGTAGAGTGTCTGAGCGGCTGGTGTCAGCTTCTTCAAACCGTCAAAAGTTTTGACATCTACAGCGGAGTCGCCATTGACCAGAGCGGCGCGGAATTGACGACCCATACCTTTGGCTTTTTGCGCCAACTGAATAGCAACCTGATCGTTCAGACCAGATTGGACTTCCGCTTGGAAGTTGTCGATGTCGACCTGACCAGCGATACGCTTCAGCGTAACGTTCACAGGGTCGAACTCGGACGCGCTCTCTTCGAGAGTTTCGTAAGCAGAGAACCATGCGCCACCAGCAGCAGTCTTTTCACGGACGTAGCTGTAGGTCAGGTCAGTTGCTTGTGTAAAAGGGAAAAGGGCGAAAAGCTCATCTTTGTCGATGATCTCTTCAATAACGCCACGCTGGCGGTCTTCCATAGACAGCTTTAGGGCTTCGGCTTCCAAAAGTGGCATCAGTGTCTCCTTAAGATCATCTGAGTAAGTCAGTTGTGACTTATTTACCACACTTAGGACCAGAAGCTCAAGAAGAAAAATAAACAACAGCTTATTTTATAGCGGAGACACCATTCAGATGCCCCCGCTTTTTAGCAATCGTAATAAACCGTTGAGGTTTTAGAAGTCGCCTTTGATCGCAGCTGCGATACGTGATGCGCCGCGTAAACCGGTATCTGCCGGCTTTGGCGTCAACTTGCTGCCCGGGTCGGAGCGTGAGCCACCACCTGGTAGAGCATCAACACGAACCATCGTATCCTTGTCCGGATCTGCATTGATGATGCGCGAAATCGCCTCGTCGAACGCCAGAGCGTTGCCGGAGCTATCCACAAACATCGTGCGGTTGACTGCGCCAACAGGCTTGTCGAACGCAACCGTGCGACCATCTTTGACTTCGAAGTGATCGCCGTAAAGCTTGCGTGCTTTGTCGACGGACAAAATCGTCTTCTCTTTGATGAACGAGGATGTGCCGAAGTCATTGCCCAGTGTGAGCTTGTCGATCAGGGAGTTCTTCTCGCCGTCAACTGTGCGCAGCGCTTCCATGTCAGCCTTAAGCTTGTCCATGTCCTTCGTATGTTCGGTAGCCATCATTTCTTTGACGCGGTCAAATTCGCCGCGCGCTTCGGCAGCGGCCACTTCGGCGTCAGCTTCTTTCTTGAGCAGCTCGCGCACCTTTACAGGGTCGATGCCATCAAAAAGCTTCAGCGCATCTTGCGCCTCTTTCAGCTTGGCCTTCTTGTCCATAACTTCGCGCAGAAGATCAGCCTTCTCCGCATCAGTTGCAGGAGGAACGTCTTTCTTTGCAGCTTCGGCAGCGGCAAGATCTGCGGCGGCTTTATCGGCTGCGGTTTTCGCTTCGGCTGCATCTGCGGCAGCTTTTGCGATTGCTGCATCTGCGGCGACCTTAGCAGCCGCCTCGGTTGCAGCTGCGTCAGCCGCATCACCAGGATTGCCTTCACCTGGCTTATCGAATGTGATTTGACGTTGGCCATATGCCATAGAACTACGGTAGTTAAACATGATCTTCTCCTTGCCCAGTATCTCGGGCGTTCTGTTGTGCGCGTGATGCGCGGTGTGGCCGGTATCTTGGCCGAACTCTGTGGCAGGTCGTTGTGCAGTTTCTCGCTACGACCTTGTTATTCTGTATCTGCTGTAACCGAGCCCTGACGGTTAGGAGCCGCTACGGGCGCCCCGCCAAAGTCGGTTGGTGGAAGAAGTTGATCTGTGCCTTCGAGCCAATCGTCGATGGACGCTTCGAGTTTCTTGCGCTCCTCGATCGAAATTTGCGGGAAGAGTTTCGAAACTGTTCCGCGCATGTGAAGACGGCGCACTTCAATTGGTGCTTCGACCTTTGCAAGCGCTTCCGCTGTGACCAAGTCATCGATCAGGCGCATAACGTCGAAAGTTGTTGGGTAAACAACCAGCGGCTCAGCTGGTGGGGCCTTTTTATGCCACGCCAAAACAGTGTTCACGATCCAGTTCTCAACCGCTTCGGAAGACTGAGCCTTCGTCAGTAGCAGCGAGTTCACCCGCTCAAAGTCATACGCCTTGGCCACACCGGAAGAGTTGTCGATACCGACAGAGTTATCTTCCTTGGTGCGCTCACCGGCGAGACCGATTGTATGGTAGATCTCGTTGATAATCTTGCTGATCACCGAAAGGATCACGCCAGCTTGTTTTGGGTCCGGGCTCAGGTAAACAGGCACAGCTGAAGAGCCAGCGCCGCCGTCATAGACGAAGATCCGCTTGGTTCCCATCTCCATGACTTTTTTGAACATATCATCGCCCTGCTGAACCGACTGCGCCGGAATAGCCAACTGGCTGAATGTCTGGTCCTGAATGATCGCATCGAGCGAGCTGAGATAGTTCGCAACGGCGCGATCCAGATAGGCGATGTCATCGATCAGCCCAGGTGCGTGATACGGGTCGTCGCCGATTGTGTGATCGGACAGGTAGACCGGCACGAAGCCGAGGTTGTGATCACCCTGGTCATACAGTTTGACATTCATCTTGGCTTTGTCAGAGTTTGCGTTGCCGTCGGCGATCTCTTCGTAGAGCTGCCATGACGTGCGTGTCCAAAGCCGAACGCGCGAGACGTATTCGCCGGTTGAATTTATCGGATCTGAGTCATCACGAACCAGCTCGCGCAATTTGATCCAAAGCAGATTTCCGTCGCCATCTTCGTCAAAGGCGTAATCAAGAATATCTTTGACCGGCACAACGTAGCCATAAACACGGCCGCCCAGCTTTTCGGACTCTTTCTTGCTCAGCTTGCGCGCTGTGCCGCTTTCCGTCATGACCTCGGTTACGATGTTGTTGTCGATCACGATTGCGACCCGACCACCGATAGAGTTGCCGACAGAGTTCTGCCGCATCATCTGATCGACGCCTAACCCCTTCAGGGTTGCGTTTTTCCAGAATTTCTTGACCTCGTCAGGCGCGTCAACCTCATTGCGAGTGACGCCAGCCTTGTAGAGATACTTGTGAACCAGCTCCACGACTTCGCGTGTGTGGTTGAAACGGTATGCGCGATCGAGGCGATCTGCGTATTCCTTGGTGCCTTCTTTGTGATACTTCCAAATGTTCGTCGCAAACCATTCACGGCCGCCGCGGTAGCACAGATCCAGGAAGTTCCAATGTCCAAGCGCGTCCTGATAGCCAGGATGACGGCGATCGTAGAACGCACGCAGACCATCGTCCTGCGCCGTCTCGACTTGAGATTTAGTGACCGCTCGTGCCATGATAACTCCAAATTACAGTTCCTAGAATAAGTCAGCAGTTACTGAATAGCAAGATCAAACCGATACACCCAAAATTGTCATCTTGCGCATCGGGTGGCGGAAGTCTGCCAAATAGCCAAAAGCGTCCATTTCATGCTCTTTGCCCTGGCTCTTATCGACCTCGCTTGAGTTCTCCTTGTAGATGGTTTGCTCGGCGCTATCGATAAACCGGCGACACGTATCGTTGATCCGCAAACGCACGGTGCCTTCTGCTGTCTGAAACAGACGGTTGACCGCGTTGACACGGTCTTGCACGGCTGGGTGCTTGCGCTTGAAGTAGATCGATTTGAAACCGGCTTCGCGCAGGATATCCAGCGATGTCTCACCCCTGCCCTGATTTCGGTTGTTGCCGGCAGGGTCAGGATAAAGCGAGATCTGGTTGATGTAGCGGTAATAGCGCCGCACCAGTTCGTCCGCGATCTCCTGGACGTTCGATCCGTAAAGCACGCACTCATCCACGACCCAGATTTCACCGTTTGCCTGCTCCTGGCAGACAATTGCGGACATCGGGTCGATGTTAAAGTCCATACCGATGTAGATCGGTAGCTTTGGGTTGAACGGGTATTTGCCAACATGCAAAGTGCGGTCAAAAGCGTAGTAAACCCGTCCGGACATAACCTCGAAGCTGGCCTCGAACTCCTGTCGGAACGACTTCGGATCCATATCGCGCCGACGTGCAACGATTTCTCGGGCCGGAATGAACGGTGAGGTGATCGTCGGGAACTGCCAGCTCTCCCATTCGTTCTTGACCATCTTGCCGCGTGCGTCTTCAACCATCACACCGCGTTTGCCCAGCATGTAGCGATGATAGAGCCAGTTGTATGACTTTGGTGTGCCGATGAAGATCGCTTGACCGTTGGTAGTTGCCAGGGTTGGCTGAAGAACCATCTCCCAAGTTTCTTCTTTGATGTCCTGCGCCTCATCGATGACGACGAAGTTCAGACCGACACCGCGGAGCGAGTCTGGCTTGTCGGCGCCTTTGAGGTGGATCTTGGAGCCGTTGATCAAATAGATGACCATGCGGTTTTCGTAGATCGTCCGGATCCACTTATCTGGAATGGACGCCGTCAGATCGTCCCACATAATGTCGCGTGCCATCTGATACGTCGGAGCGACATACCAAACGAGCTGATTGCGTTTCGCGGCAGCCTGGATGACCAGCGAGATCTTTGAAACTTGCGTCTTGCCCCATCGACGACCAGCCACAACGACGCGAAAACGCGCCTTGGATCGCATAACGACCTTCTGGTATTTGTGGACCTTGAGCGATCTGATGATGCGCTTGGTCGGCGGTGGGGCAACCATGACACTCATTCGTCAAGGTTCCCCAGTTCGATCTCTTCTTGCAGCATATCCTCAACCGTGACGCTCTCGTCGTAGACGCCGGTGTTCTTGTGGTGCTGAAGGATCTCTTCGTCGGTCAAGTCTTCGATCTGAAGCATCGGCAGATCTTCGCCGCCAACGTATCCGGCCGCATCAAGCAGTGTCAGCCGTGCCGCCAGGTTGTCCTGAAGCAAGCGGCTATACCGCTGGGCCGCCCGGATCTGATCTTCCACGGCGTCGATCTTTATTTTAGCCTTCATCGCATCGATGACAATTTTACGCGCCAGCATGGAAGCTTGCCGAAGGCTGTTGTAGCCTTCCATCCGCGTTTCTTCGATCCACTCCTCGCGTTTGTTCGAGAAACGGTCGGGCTCTGGAGCCGTAACGGGGCCAACAGCAGGTTTCTTTGCGCCACGCACAACGCCGGAAGCTTTGAACCGCTTCGACAACGCCTGCCGTGACACGCCGAACTTGTCCGCGATGTCTACAAGGTTTTGATCCTCGACTTCATAAAGCCGGGATGCCTCTTTCCAATCGTCATCGCTGAGCTTGTGAGTGGACTTTTCTTCTTCTTCGTCCGGAGTATCTGTCATGATGAAGGACCGGTGTGCATTCAGATCCGTCTCTCTTCTCTTACTTCTCTTAAGAAAGAAAGAAAGAGTAGAGAGTAGGATCGAAATGTCACGGCTGTTTAGGCCGGAACCAGTCAAATCCTTTCTGTGTTGGAACCAAGAGTGTGAACACACCGGATTTCTTCTTTTCAATCATCTCGGCACGCTCCAAGAAACGCAGAGATGTTCGCACAGCACCATAAGATGAATCGTAAGTGATCCGGGCGTGCAGCTCTGTCATGTTCAGAAAATTACCCAGACCTGCTTCGGCCAAGATGATCCCCATAAGTTCGCGCTGGTTCTTGCTACGGTAAGGACGGTTTGCCATGTTACACCTTCAGCTTCTCGTTCGGACCCTGACGGTCGAACGCAGATAACGGTAAGCGATCCGGCAGGCTGCCCAGTGGATCCGGACACTTCCAGATGCCATACATAGGCGAGCCCAGGCCGATCGCTTGAATACCCTTGACGGTCGTGCGCAAATCCATCGCCGCAACACGTCGTGCTGAGTTCTCGCGGCCGCTGACGGATGTATTCTCCAGCGCTGAGTTGCGCAGATAGAAATCTCGGCACAAATTCAGTATGCGCTCCTGCTCGGCCGGCGTCTTAAGCGCGACCTCTGATACGATCGCCTCGAAGTCTTGCGGGTTGGCTGTAAAGTTCAGCCGGAAGAATTTCATGACCGCTTCAAACTTGTTGGCGTTCAGTGGGCGCACAAAGCGAAACCCAGCTGATTGACCGAAGGTGTTAAACTTCGACATTGATGATTGGATCTCCATGAACGGCAAACCCTCCAGGCGACTGGTCAGGTTCATCATCCGGTAGCCGGCGCCAATACCGCGATACATCGTGTCCACAACGAAGCGGGAGACGACGCGCAAATTGTCGTTGATCCAGTAATAGCGGTTGGTGTTGGTCAGACGTGTCTCGCCGGCGCCAGGCTTGAGGTTCGGGAAAACCTTGTGCCGCTCTCGGAGCATCCCTTTTGGCAGCGCCGTCACCAGCACACCGATCGTCTCGCCGTGCAGCGTCAGTTTCCAGAAGTGCGGACCAAGCGGGAGCTTCTCGGCTTTGTAGTGCAGGTCGTGCAACAGATCCCAATCGGACTTGTCGCCACGCTCCACCCACATTTCATCCATCAGCGCAAAGCGCGCGCTAGGCGCGTTTATGCGTTCGACGTGAGTAGTCACGTCAGAATTGTCATGGATTGACTGTAGCAAGCGATTTGACGGGTCAGAGAGCGAAATGAACGTCATTCGACTAGCTCACCTGCGTCTGCGTTTGACTTCGTTGCGATCTCGATTTTTTCCTTGAAGCGCTTCGTGACCATCAGATCAGGCGCAAGCTCTTCGATCATGTCGGTGTGCGTGGTTGCGACGATCAGGGTCTTGCCCGTGCGGCGTGCAACCTTTTGCATGTTGAAAGCCACAACCCGGGCTGTGGTGCGGTCCAGAACGGCGCCAAACTCGTCAGCCACCCAGACATCTGCATCGCTTTCCATGACCAGGGCCAGTTTCAGACGGTAGCGCTGGCCGTCCGAAAGCTCGGATGGTTTGCGAATGTAGATCCAGGCGTCAGAGATCCCGGCTTTTGCAAGCAGATCTGCGGCTTCGGATGTATTCTTGCCCAGCTGATCGATGACCGGCTTCTCAGGCAGAACGATTTCGTTCAGATCTGTGACCTTGAGCCCCTGCGCACGAATCTGGCTGGCCAGCTCGCGCAACAGCAGTGATTTGCCGGAACCAGACTGACCGGTGATGTAGACAACGTCGGCAGGTTTCACATCGACGACCAGATTGTCGTAGATGACAAACTCTTTGTCAGCCAAACCAAGGCCGAACGCTTCGGCGATCTCCAGAACGCGCTCGGTGCGGTCGACTGAAGATGTAAAGCTCTTTGAAATGGTATATTCGGTCATTCGTCATACTCGTCAAACATAGGAACGCCGTCGTATTTGGAATACGCAGAGTCGAGGACTGTGCCATCACCGGTCATAATCGGCGCCATCGCTGCCAGATCGATCAGCTCCTGCTTGAGAATTTCGATCGCGCCAATCCACGAGTAGATGTCGAACTGGGACATTTTGCGCGGATCGAGGCTAAATTCTGTCAGAAAAGGACCATTGTTTTCGTGGCGACCCATGAACACAAAGCTGCTCATCTTGCCGGCGTCACTCATGCCGACAATGTTGCCCAAAACCTCATGCATGCGCGTGAAGTGCAACTCGGCCTCGTCTTGCTCCGCAGCATCGTCCAGCGCCTTTTCGGCTTCAGCTTGCTTTTGCTCATCGATCAGCGGCTTGCGCGTGCCGAAAGAGATTACCCTACCGTCGGTCATACGCGGTTCCCCGCCCGCTCTAGGGCGATAATCAAACCCTCGACACCGCCCTGCCCTGTCGCCGTCACAAGACGACCCATCAGATCACGGATCGTGCGCGACTGCGCGACAGTGACGCGCTTGAAGCCCAGGGCGTCACCAATCGGCGCTGCGCTGTCATCAATGTCTTGCGACACGGTTTCATTTTCGGATTTCTGGTTTTCGACGGCTTCAGATACGTCATCGACGAAAAAGCTGTCATCAATCTCGGACATATCCGCAAGTGTGAAGTCCAGCTCTTTGGTATCAAAGCCAAGATCGCTCAGCTCGATGCCTTTGCCATCTAAACCAAGAGCTTCGTTCAGCCGGCGCAGCTCGTCGCCAATCATTGCCTGGTCGTAATCTGTGGATGTCACGCGGTTATCTGCCAGACGCAGTGCATCAGCTTCGGCTTTGGTCAGATCGTCGCGGACGATGACCGGAATCTTTTCCAGACCAAGGTGCAAGGCGGCCATGCGGCGCCCGTGGCCAGCGATGATCTAACCATTACCCCAAACTATGATTGGCTGGGTCCAGCCAAACTTGCTGATCAGGTTCGCCAGTTTCGCGACCTGCTCTTCTGGGTGCTTTTTAGCGTTGGCCTCATAAGGGATCAGGTCCGATACGTTCCAAATCTGAATTGCGCGTGCAGCTTCGGTCATGCCTCGTTCTCCTTGAGAGCTTCTTCCAGGCGCTCAAGAGCGTCTCCGGCTGCCGGAAGTTGTGATGCGATAAGGTGAATGAGCGCGTCACCGGCGTTGGTGAGGTCGTCTTCGTCCTTGTATCCGTGCGCGTTCTTGGTTGATGCGATCAGCGCGGTCAGGCGCTCGGCATCGCCAAGTGGAATTTTGAAGCGCATCACTTGGTGCGTCTTCTGCGCTTTTTCAGCCGGCAGTTCTTGCTGGGTTTCTTCTTCCTCGATCAAGTTCCCAGGCAAATCCAACTCTTCGAGTGATATATCTGAAGAAGAGAAAATCGCGTCGAGGTCGGCGCTGCCGTAGGGAAGAAAATCTTGAAGCTCGTCCAGATCACCAATTTCTTTGAGAAGATCCGCGAAACTCAATGTGTCGTCGGCACCGTAGCGCGTGTTGTCGATCACACCGATCTCTTTCGCGCGGCGATCGTCGATAAAACCAAGGTTTGCGATCGGCACCTCTGTGTAGCCAAGCTCAACAGCCTGCTCCCAGCGATGCTCGCCGCCAAGGATTTCGTATCCATCGACACCCGGAAACTGGCGCACGATAATCGGCTTGAACATACCGTTGCGCTCAAGGCTCTTGCGGATCTTCAGCTCGTGGTCAGCCGATACACGGTTTGTGTTCCACGGGTTTTTCCGAAGCTCACTCGCCGGAACGGTCTTGAAATCTATGGCTTGCATGTTGTCCCAGTTGTTAAGTCAGTGCTTACTTTGGACAATATGCCATTACCGCTGGATATGGCAAGGGAAAACCAGCTATATAGCTGGAAGAGTAAAGAGCTAAATAGCTTTCAGAACCGAATTGGTGTCAAATAATCATGGTTACAGTCCGTATCGCCCGAAACGCAGTCATCGCTAAATTGGTTGAGCCGACGCGCGAGGTGCGCAACTTCGTCAACTCATTGCTGTCCTATGAGACAGACAACAGCACCTTTGCTGGCGGCTTCTCGGGCAAGAGTTCGTTCTTCTCGATCGGGAACAATACGTTTCCGGCGGGCTTTGCGTATCTGGTGCAGCAAGAGCTGCAAGCAATCGGCCACACCGTTCACATGATCGCACGCCCCCTGCCCGCTCCGCTCGGCCCAGAAAGTCCGATTGTTGATGAGCATGGCAATGACAATCCAGATTACGATTATCAGATGCGCACGCTGCGTCAGGTCGAAAAGCACGGCGCCGGGATCATCCGGGTTGCCACTGGTGGTGGTAAATCCAAAATCGCAAAGCTGATCATGGCGCGTTACGACCGCATGACGCTCTTTGTGACCACGCGCGGCGTTTTGCTTTACCAGATGGACAAGCAGCTCAAAGAGATGGGGCTCGTAACCGGTCAGATCGGTGATGGAGAGATGCGCGCTGTCAAAGGCGTGAACCTGGGCATGATCCAAACGCTGGTTCAGGCGCTTGAGAAGACAACTCTCGACAAAGAGCGCCGCGCGGTGATCAGCTCCATTCACACGGCCAAAAACAAAGACGAGAATATGCCCGCCGCGGAGATCGCAAAGATCGCCCAGACCAATTACGACCGCAAACAGCGCAAGCGCATCGCGATCATCAAGTTTTTGGAGCTGATCGAGGTTGTGATCGGCGAAGAAGCGCATGAGGCCGGCGGCTCCAGCTATTACGAGATCCTGCGCTACTGCAAGAACGCTCACATCCGGATCGCTTTGACAGCGACACCGTTTATGCGCAGCTCTGCGGCAGACAACATGCGTCTCATGGCAGCCTTCGGACCGGTATTGATCGACGTTTCCGAGAAGCTGCTGATCGACCGCGGCATTCTTGCCAAGCCGTTCTTCAAGTTCGTTGACGCGCCGCATCCAAAGAAGCTGCACCGCACCTCACCTTTCGAGCGCGCCTATTTGCTGGGTTACACCGAAAACGAGGAGATGCACGATCTGATCATTGCAGACGCTGTGAGAGCGCGTGATCGCGGTCTACCCGTTTTGGCACTGGTTGCACGCAAGAAGCACGGCGACGCGCTCTTGGCGGCTTACAAGGCGGCTGGACTACGGTTTGTGTTCTTGCAAGGCGAAGATAATCTGAAACAACGCAACGAGACGATGGCTGATCTGCTTGCTGGCCGGATCGACGGCATCATTGGCACAACCATTCTCGATGTCGGTGTTGACTTGCCAGCAATCGGCTTGGTGCAGCTTTGTGGCGGTATGAAAGCGCAGGTTGCTCTGCGCCAGCGCTGCGGCCGTGGTTTGCGCCGCAAGAAGTTTGGTCCGAACATCGCGTTTATCGCGGACTATTCGTGCAACTTTAACGCCACGCTGCGCGATCACGCTCGTCAACGCGAAGGTATCATTCGTGCCACGCCAGGCTTTGTCGAAGGCATACTGCCTGAAGGCACTGACTTCCCCTGGAACAAATTTGCCATAACTCATAAGGCTAAATAGCTATCCGCGTATTTAGCTATTCAATGCTCACCACCTGTTGTTATAAGTAAGCGATTACTTATAACAACAGGTGAATCCATGCCCTCAAACCTTCCCCGTCTCATTGCCCTGTGCGGTAATCCAGACTCAGGCAAAACAACCGCCGCTCAAATCCTCTGCGACCGTTACGGCTATACGCTGCTTGATGACGGCCTGCCCTTGCGAAAGATCGCAATGGAGCATCTTGGCCTCACACCGGACCAGGTCTTCACGCAAGACGGCAAAATGGAGATGGTCGACATCGCCGGTCGCAAGTTTGCAGCACGCGAGATTCTCGGCGAGATCGGCAACGCTTTTGAGGAAAAGTTCGGCGAAGATTCCGTGCCGTATATGTCTCTGCGCGGCATGGACCCCGAAAAACGCTACGTGATGGGCTCCGTGCGGCGCGAACAGGGTTTCTTTTGGAAGAAGCGAGGCGCGGCTGTGTTTGAGATCCGGCGTGCGACCGCCCTACCCTCAAAATTCGCCTTCGATCGGTTCAATCCTGATGCCGTGGACCACGTCGTCCCCAATGATGACGATCTGGGCATGTTGGCGATCATGCTCGATGCCGCGCTGACACGAGCCGCAACGTGATCCAGGTTATCATCGCAGGTGAGGTTGCTGGCACGCTGCGCCAGAAGGTTCAGGGCAAGTTTTTCAAGCTGGCGCTGATGATGGATACTCCGGACGCGATCTGGAACTCGGACACTGACGAGGACATCGATCTGGAACTAGGTGAGCGGACCCTAACCTTCGAAATCACGGAGCGCAAAGTTCAGATCGAGGTTCCTAATCACAAGCTCAAGCGGTTTGGTAGCATCGCGGACGCTTTCCCACGCAACGCAGCGCCAGACTATGCCAAGGTCGTGCAGTTTGAAAATATCGAAAAGGACTGCCGTGTCTATCGCGCCAGTTGGGATGCGATTGAGGTCAATCATCACGACGGCGAAGTATTGTTCGATCTGGACTACTTCGAGCCGGTATAGACAGCCCTGCCATGATGCTCTAGCCATATAGCCAATAAAGCAAATAGCTATATGAGGGAGTAATCATGGCAGACCTGATCATCAGTTGTCTTTCGCAGAAAGGCGGCGTCGGCAAATCCACCATCGCCAGACTAATCGCACGGACCTACGCGGCCGCCGGTTGGTCTGTGAAGATCGCCGACTTCAACACCACGCAGCTGACCTCGGTCAAATGGGGCCAGATCCGCGCAGCTGTAAAGCAAAAGCCTCATATAGCTACCCAGCCATTTAACTCACCCACACTGATGAAACGCGACACCGCGGATCTGGTTGTGGCTGACGGCCGGCCGGACAGTGACCAAACCAGCCTTGACATCGCGCGGATCTCAACACTGGTCATCGTGCCAACCGGCCTGAGCCTGGATGATCTGGAGCCGCAGCTGATGTTCGCCAACGAGCTGGTCGAAAAAGGCGTCGCCAAGCATCGCATACTGTTTGTGCTGAACAAGACCACCGAGAGCGCAGTGGCTGTCTCAGAGGCACGCGACTATTTGGGCGGCTTCGATGTGGCAGAGCAGGACATCAGCGCCAAGACGAGCTACCAGCGCGCTCAGAACCACGGGCTGGCACTATCAGAGGTCGGTAAGGCCGTCGGCAAGCTGGAAGAACGCGCAGATCTACTGGCCGCGGAGATCGTCGCACGCATTAACCAGATGGAAGGAGCAAGCGCATGACAGACAAACCAACCCGGGCAAATGTGCCACCACCTAAGAAGAAAAGCTTTCTGCCGGAGCATGTGGCGGTAGGTGCGGCTGACAACATGAACGGTGAGCGCCTGGCGCCGATGACCTTCAACATGCCACGCAGCTGGCACCTTGAGTTCAAGATGGAGGCGGCCGTGCGCGGTATCTCTATGAAGGAGCTGCTGCAAGACAGTTACGCTGCCTACAAACGCGAGCATGGTAAGTAACCAGCTATCTAGCTATTTAGCTTTTTCATCAAAGCATAAAAAAAAGGGTGTTGGTTGAGATATCTCACCAACACCCAGTTATCCATCGCAAGGGAGGCGCTACGGAGTCTCGATAAGAGCAGGCTCTGCGTGCGCGGCATGATAATCCGCCTCACTCAGCCACATCTCGGTATTCTCGTTTCGGTTGATCACCAGCAAAGGCCAGCCGGAATAAACATCATGCTTGATCGAAGCCGCTACAGCCTCGATCGCATTTGCACCCATCGCCATCGCGCCCATTGCATAATCCGAGCCAGAGCCGATCGCGAAGTAATCCGCAGTCAACGGCCCAGAGAGATCCATACTGTCGTTGCTAAAGAATACGCCGTCATCCGCATCAATCAGCAGCATGTAGAAGTTATTGCCCTCGACTTGCGGAATCTGGACCTCTTCATCCTCTTCACAGTGCAGCACATCGTCATACCAGCGCATGATCTTCTCGGCCAAACCAGGCTGCGTCGTAGAGACAGCAACCGCACTGCCATCATCCAGAATAATCATCTTACGCTTGTTGCCGATCGGTAAAGAGCTGCCGGAGTAGGCGCGACTATCAGAGACCAGCAGGCCGTCTTTGTAAGCAATCGTGGTCATGCCAGCAACTTTACGAGGGTGCAGAACAGATCATCCTTAACCTGTTGCTCTTTAGGCAGCTGCCGATAAGGCCGGATGCACGGATGCGTCTTGAGTTCAGGATCTTTCACTTCGCCCCAAACCCAACCATCGGCAATCTTGTCCTTGAGCCAGTTCTCGTGAGAGTTGGAAGGGCCGGCGTTGCGGTTGGTCATGCGAAACAGCACACCTTTGCGTGCGCTCTCGCGCTGCCATTCCGGTGCATCTTTCCATTTAGGCTGGCTCATATCGCCAATACCTTCGCAGTAAACGCGGTTAATTTCGTGGCAAGTCTCTGCGATCTTATCGACATCAACGCCCATTTTTGGTCTCCACATCTGGATCTGATGCCAGAAACGCGATCAACGGTAGAGCGTCGAGGTCGCCCTCGATACGTTGCGACTGAAACACAGCGCGGTTCAGATCCATGAATGATTGCTGGATGCCGGTGCGTGCCAATGCTAACCAACGTGGATCAACAGCAGGGTTACGAACGGAGTTCGTAAGGCTGATGCGATCGATCTGGCGGAGGCAGAGTTCTTCCAGCACCTTGTTCTCGTTGACCAATGCGACCTGTTCGGGTGTAGGTTTCGTGTAACCCTTGATCGGGTTATCAGATGGCACTGTAATTTTGGTCACTCAGAGGCTCCTTAAAGCGTTGTGCCACTTTTCCCATCCACGCAAGGCAAAGTCAACGCTTACTTATCATCATCCACGCATATAGCTATTTGGCTGGGTAGCTGGGTGACGGGTGATCGGGTGGCAGGGCAGGGCAGGGCGGTGGACATGAAACCGGGATATCTCTCTGCGGTGGATATGTTTTAAAACGCTTGGCGCGGAGGAGGGCATCCCCATCAACATCGCGTTTTATCTCTAAGACTTCGTGCATCAATCGCGCGCAGCATATCAGCGCAGTGGAATGCATCGTTAGACGCGCTGCAACGCGTGTCTAAGCGCGATGACGTGAATTGATAGACTAGCACAGCGCAACGTCACGCAAGCGCTTAGAAGCGCTTAGAAGCGCTCAATAGCGTGACGCATATCTGTAACATTTCGTGATCAGTCAGTAGTGATTTAGTGATTGCTATACGTCACGACAAATGCGAGAAACAGACATCAGCAAAGACACGCTGACAAACAAGCGCACAAGCGCACAACTTGAAAAGAGACTATTATGACTAAGACAATCAACACTCTCGCTGCAAACGCTTTCGCTGACGCTTTGAACGTAGAAGCGCGCAAGCTGTCAGACACGAATAAGAAGCGTGCAAGCGCGCTTGCAATGCTCGCTCGCACTGAACGCGTTGCGACATTCTTAGAAGCTTGCAACGTATCAGTTGACATTGTGTCAGATCTTTATCTGACAGAAAAAGTTTTGAAATGCGCTGACGCGCTGTCACAAGACACGATCACAAGCGCAGATTTTAACGAAAACACGTTCTGCGCGCTCAAGACTGTGCTGCTAAACGCTGAACGCGAATTGTTCGCAAGTGACTTGTTGAAAGCCGCAATCTCGAACAACTTTAAAGTGAGTGAAGCTGACAGCGCTTTCTGTTATCGTCGCGCGTCACTGATCAGCGCAACACGTCAAGAACAACTGAACGTCAAAATGTGCGAAGTTATGAACATTGTTGGACGTGTCAATAAAACGCAAGTCAAGACAAACGCTGACAGTCACGCGCTTGTGACTGCGCAACAAAAGCTTGCGACTGCGCAGATATAAGCAACAAAGTGACGCGCAAGATAATTGCGCGTCACAGCTTTATGCGAGTGTCTCAAAAGAGACACAGTGACAAAAATGCCACAGCCGGGGCGTCCCGCAGGCGAACAATACGCACCCGTGTCTAAACCCCCAAATGGAGATCCATTCTATGTCCGCCCTTTCCAGAAGTCCGAAGCCTTGAGCCTCATTGCCGTGGTCGTGCTGGCAGGCCAAGTGATAACCGCCGATCGTTTCAACAAATTCGAGGACCGGAGATCTTGCCTCTACTATGCGGCAACCTTGAGCCACTCAACAGACGCCGATTTTGATTGCATCACCGAGGCCGAATATATCAGCCTAACAACCAAGGAAGTTACCTATGCCGAAAACCGATAGCCAGCGCCAGGCTGAACGGCGCGCCAAGATCCTGGCATTAACGCCACTGGAGCGCATACGCCGGAAGCTGGAGCGCGCCAGATCTTATACGCGGCCGCCTGGCCCTGTATATACGCCAGCCGAGCAGGCAACCGTGAATATGATTTCCACGTATATCACCGAGATCCGGCACCTGACCGACCAGCTAAACCAAGATCTCCGTGTCCGGCTGCTTAAAACGCCGGAAGATGCGGATGCCATCATGGAAGCCCAGGCTATGCTGGCTGAGCTGGAGCGCGATGTGAGGATCGTCCTTAAGACCTATTGAGCCATCTAGCCGTGTGGTTATCCAGCCACATGGCTATTTAGCCACATGCAAACCCCTGTGGGGCAGGGGAGGGCAGTATAAGTGGAAAGACCCCAAGGTCTTTCCACGCGTCCCTTGAACAATCCGTTCCTAAACCCCTGTTTACCTATCCATATCCTTTCCCGTCGGTCCCTTGAACAATCCGTTCCTAAATACGCCAGCGTTCGCCATGCGACTGCCTCATCGAGACGTGCGATTGTGAGTTATCAGAAACGCAAACGCGAAAGTCCAAGTTATGAAAAAATCATCCTACAACCCGAACGCCGGTCGCATCCGCAACTTCCTGCTCGACGTGAGCCTCTTCGCCCTGCTCGCCGCAGCCTTTCTTGTGATCCTTGTCGGCGTTGATAGCGCCGATGATGTCGCAAAAGCCGTCACTCACCTTTTGCGCTGATTAGTAAGTCAGCATATAGTTAATATATCGAAACAGAGCGCAAAGCGCCAAACTTGAAAAGAGAACGACATGACTCACCTGAACCTTAACACCGCACGCCCAGCCCTCGACGCACTCGTCAACCTTGATATGTATTGGGCAGACCTCGGCCGCATCAGCATCAGCGTCGATCCGGAGCATGCGCAGACAATTCAAGAGCGCGCCCGTATTGCACAAGCTGTCGTCGAAGGCCGCATGGGCGAACTGCTCGGTCAATTCACTGACGAGCAGCAATCGGCGGTTTCGACATACGTCGCAGTCCGGATTGACGAGTTGCACAATGAGACACGCGCCTTGAACATCATGCGCGCACGCGCCGTGCGTCTCAATCGTGAGCGCGCCGCACAGACCTTGCTGATGAACGAAGCGCGTAATGCGCGCCGTGCAAAGCACCTTGCAACACTGAACTAAGAAAGACCTGAGTAAGCGCTACGGCGCCTACTCTCGTGCCTGAAATAGCGGGGCAGGGGAGGGGCAGGGACTTGCCGACGGGCGTGTGCCGGAGCCTGAGCCCCGGCCTGACCTTTCCTTTAGCGCCTCACTTTCTTTGCATAGAGCGAACGCACCTCATTGCGCATATGCTTAGCGAACCACTCGGTGTTGCCTTTCTCGCTCTCAAGAATGTCCGCGACGTAATCAGCCCCTGTGTCATGATCACGATGCCACACGATCATGCGTTCGACCTTCTTCCCGTCACGCTCGAAGTATTCCTTCATGAAGGAAACTTTGATCGAGCGATATTCATCCGGAGCTTCCAACAGGTCAATCCGGCGTTGGATATCCTTACATACGCCCCGGAGCCCCTCAACGGCTGTGTTGGTGTAGTCGCCTATGCCGATGATTGTATCGATCTCGGTGATTTCATTTTTCAGCAGTGCGATCTCTAATTCATGATCCGACATTTTGTTCTCTTTTCGCTATCTGCGCTTTTGCGCGTTTCTGATAACTCACATTCGCATGCGCATTGATGGCACTCAAAAGGATGATGCTGGCATCTGATCGGTGGCTCCCCTGACCCGTGCCTACCCATGGGAACGCATGTCTGACCGCGGCTGTGTATGGCTGCCCATGGGAACCCAAGCGCCTGACCATCGACAAGTCCCTTGACCCTAAGCCATTCCTACCCCTCACACCCTGCCAAAAAGAGAGGCGCCATTTCTGACGCCCCTCATACTCGTTAACCGCGCAACAATTCTATGCCGCAAGCACCTCGCGGATCCTGAGCGCCGCTGGCGTCTGGGTCATTTGATAGACCGGCATACGTGCCAGGCCGGTGTTGATCACAATACCTGCGACCATCAAGGCGTTCATGGTGCTGCTCGTCTGCGTCGGGGCAGTTGCAGCGCTCACGGTGTGCCGGGTCAGCAGCTTTGCAAACTCTGCCTTTAGCTTGATCTTGTCCGACACCGAGGCCGCTGCAAGTTCGCCGGTGAACGGCACAGTTGCAGTCTCGCAGGCAATCATGGACCGCAGGATCGCCACATTGATGGCATTCCTCATCAAGCCGGATGTGCCGACACCGGTCAGAACGTCGATCAGCTTGTCAAAGGCGTAAACGTTAAAGCGCTTACCCTCGTTCAAAGAGCGGTTCACGAAATTCACATTCATGTCTGCGGCGATCATGTTCGCGCACATCCCCAAGGATGTGAGCCGTGCCTTAGACTTTACCAGCTTGACCTGGATGCTCATGTTGCCCGGGCGTGCCACGTTCTCGAAGGTCATCCGGTCGTCAAACTCATTTGCGACGCTTGCGGCATGTGCCTGCATCTGCTCTGCGGTGACGGCTGCGACCAGCTTTGCGAAGGTCTTGATATTTTTCTTTGTCATTGATCTGTCCTCATTGACTGATAGTCTCCGCGTTATGCTTCGATCTATTCTTTATTTATATCAGTGTCTTATGAGGATTGCGGCAGGGTCTTACTGGGGTGTGCATGTGCCTTGCGGAGCCTGAGCATCTGGCGGCTCCCTGCGGTCTGCCTGCGAAAATAGGGGTTTTTGTAACCCTATGATTTCCATGGACAATAGTGGGTTTTCTCCTAGGGGCGCCACTCGGGTTCCCATGGGTTTCCGTAGATGACCGAGGATAAGCATGGAAACCCATGGGAATGGCTGATCCACCCCACCAGTTCCCCTGTTTAAGTCTGTCCATTCCTTGCCCGTGATTTCATGAGCCAAAAAAAAGAGGCATGCCGGATGTTACTCGCAGCATGCCTCTGAAGAGGTGACGGGCAAGATGTGTTGACCGTTATTTGAAAAGAGGACGCACAGACAAGTGTCTCGCGTCGAGCGCCACATCACGCTCTTTCGACTAGAATTAAGTTATAACACGCACATTTGCGGATAGATACAGGCATCGCGCGGCACTTTTGTGGATATGGATATGCCTGGGGCAGTGGTGGCCGGGGTTGGTGCTTGGGTGTGGAATGGATGAGGCGCGGCAACTTTCCAGCTTCCTCGGCATTTAACACATATCCTACACACCAGCTTCCTTAGCATTAACAGACCTATCTCATACACCAGCTTCCTTAGAACTTCCTTAGCGCTTTCTTACCATTCGACACATATCTCGCACACCAGCTTTCTTGGTATAAACGATCTATCCTACACACAGGCTTCCTCTCGTTCCTAAGCGCTCCTACGCATCTACACGCCTCTCATACCGAGGTTCTCTTGTCCGAAGCATGTATGCTTCTTTCGGTCATACGTTCTCGTCTCTGTTACCGAGGTCTATCGTTTGGTGTGCTTTGTGTGCTGAGCCTCGATATAAGCGTCACTGGGTAGCTTCCTAGCTATGTAGCTGTGTCGGTGCTGCTAGATGCTTAGGTTCGTGTCTGGTGAGCTTCTTTGGTGCCGGTGTGCTTTTATTGGTTCGTCCTTGTCTTATTGCTTATATGAATATGGGTTTGATCTTCTATGCCGGATGAGGATCTTGATGTGTTTGAAAAGTCCGTCTCTCTACCTTTCTTACTTTCTTTCTTTCTTTCTTTAAGAGAAGAGAGACGGCTTTTTTGTTGGTGTGGTTTATCCATAGTTTTTGAGCCTCAGTTCTCCTTGGTTCATATGATCCGGATGTGGAGAATTTCGCTCTCTCAAAAGCCTGAGTTCAGTCAGATGTTCCGGTCGTTTTGAGGTCTGTTTTGGTTGCATAGAAAGCTGGAAAAAAAGGTTTTGTCGATTTTAGGCAACCAGATCGGCTAAGTAATTGATTTGGTTACATATCGGTTTACGTTTTGGTTGCATTTCGTGATGCATAGCTGAAGGGTTGTTTACGTTTTGGTTGCATAGAGGTTACATAAAGTGACGCTATCCTGTCACAAAACGGCATTTAGGCAACCTTATGCAACCAGATTGGGCTTTTAGATGTGAAGCAAATGCGCCCGAATGACAGGCTTAAGGTCGCGGCTCTGAAGATCCCAAACCTCACGATCCTCATTGGTAACTTCAGCATCAATCACGGCGTGCTTTCGGCATCCTCGACGGTGTCGAAGCTGTCAAACTCGAAGCCTTTATTGTCCATAATCAGAAACCTCTTCATAGCTGCACCCCGAAGGAGCCAAACTGCGTCCATGTGATCCACATAGGCAAACCGGCTTTTTCACTGGTATCGTATGATCGTGAGCCGTTGTGGATCGCCTGTATCCGGATCCACTTGCGTCCAGCGTCCAGCACTGCGAACTCCCAAAGGCCGGAGTTGCTCGAATAACCGTTCCAGCTTGTCTTGGTCAGGACGAACGCATCGCCCTGAGCCATCAACTGCTTGATTTGGTCGTATGGGTGTGAATACGCCATTACGCTGCGCCCTCCGCCATAGCACGGTCCCAGTCACATTTGCCGGTGTCGCGTAGAATTTCGACAGCAAGGGCTGCCTGCTCCGGTGTTGCGGCCCAGACGTAACTGGTTTCATCCGTATCCGACTCCGGCCAGCAAAGTTGGTCGATCTCGGAGACGCTGATGCTTGGGGCAATGGCATGCACGGCCTCAATCAGTGTCTTGTCGCGCAGTTCAGGGCGCAACAGCTGCACCCAACCACCAATGCAGCAGGCTGAACCGCAAGGATGATCGGTAGATCCGCGGAACTCATACTCGCGGTTCATATCGAAGGCGATTTCGGTTTTGCTATCGTCTTGCGCGATTTGGCGCAGAACGGCTGCGAGGTCTGTGAGATTGTTAAGGTCTTGCATTTTTCTGTCCTATGCTAAGTTTTCTCTTACTTACTTTTTAGCACGATCAGATACGGAGTGCGGCAGGTGTCGCGCGGCTTTTCGTCCCAGCGTGCCAGTATCCCGGCCTTTATACGCGCAAGCTCCTCGTCCGGCATGGCTCGTATGGTCTTAAGGTCGTATGTCATTCTACAGCCTCCTCTGGCGCTGTTGTGATGGGATCGGCGGGTAGCACCTCGAACTGGTCAATAGGCCAGATCAGCGACAACGAGCGCCGAATGTCCCATTTGACCGTAACGGAGGCTTCTCCGCGAAAAGGACCGCTGATTGACAGGATCGTGCCGGTTGTTCCGACTGGAATCGGATCAGGATCGTCACCCATATGTGTCAGCTTGATCTTGTCGCCCTTTTTGAAGAGTAGGTCTTCTTTCTTCATATCGAAACTCCCTGTTTCATCTTGACGCGGATCCGGTAGAGAACACCTGGACCAGCGATGTGTCATTGGGCGGCGATACCAGCGCTTGAGCCGCCTGTCGTAGCCGCTCTGCTTCATGTGCCGGTGATAGGACTGGGCAGTCACGTTATGTCCAATTCTGTGGGTGATGTTTCAGGATTTCGCTGCCGATGGCGCGTTCCGCCTCGGTCAGCACGTCGTTGTGTTCGATAAGCCACTCATCCAAGGACAGCTTTGTCAGATCCGAGCGCAGATCCATGAAGGTGCGCGCCAATTTGTCTGCGCGCTCGACCGCGAGCCACTCGATGATTTCTTCCTCTGGACCGGCGTCCCAATAGGTGTCGCCGTTCAGATCGTGGCTTTTCAGATCGTAGAAGATGCACGGCGCCATATCACCCTTGGTCGGATGCTCGTAGGCGATGTATTCGCCAGGCACGTCGAGCAGCATGGTTGCTTGTTCGCGGATCTCTTTGATGGTGAAAGTCATGCTGCCACCTGCAAAGCTTTCGAGACCATGTAGTCGACTTGGTGCAGATATGCCCAACGCGGCTGCGAAACCTCACCCGCCACAACCACAATTTCGAAGTCGATGCCGGGATGCCCACCTTTGATATCTTCTTCCACGGCTTTAACCATGCCATGCACCATCCGGCCTGTGCCAAAGTCGAGGCGCACAGCGACAACATCGCCGATCTGAATTTGACTAATTTTAAGCATTTTATTTTCCTATTCATCGCTTTTTTAGTTGTCTAAATTTAGCACAAAATGCAGCGGTTTGCGGCTGGTGTTTCGAGGTAAGATATTGATAATTATGCCTTAAATACCAATATGACGAACGGTTACAGTTTTGTAACAATTGTCACGATTAATCCTCAACCAGAAAAACATGACGACCGATCTGGGCCGCGATAACGAAATCATTCGCCCAGTAGGGATCCGCGGCGTGAGGTGCGTAATAATGAAGCGCTCCGTAAACCAAATCAGCGGTGCGCCCATCGATCACCTCTTCTGCGATCAACGCGGCAAGAGTGTAACTTTCCACATCATCAATATCGTTCGGGTCAGCGGTCCAGCTGAACTGCTTTCGCTGATAGACGACCTCACAAATATCATCCGGATACTCTGACGCCTCAACCCGGTTAAGAGTGACCTGAGCGACAGCGATCATACCATCAATGCTTTCGCCACGCGCCTCGTGATATATGTTCATTGCGAGACAGACCGCCGCCGTCGCAATCACTTCATAAATCCCAGTGGAAGACAGAAGTAGAACGGCCGCAGATAGTTCGGCAGCTGTTCGTAGAGGATCTTGGGAATACCGATCATGACAGCTTCCCCTTATCGACAGCAGAGGTGACGCGGCGCCTGACTTCCGCGTTCATTTCGTCGCGCCTATGCTCGGGAACGGCGAAGTCTGTATTCAGCATGCAAACAAGCATGCCGCTTTCCATAGCGAGCAGGACGTCCTCCTGGATCACATCCCAGTTCTCACCGTTGATAACTCCTGCCGGATTGGTCAGAAGCTCCCCGCCATAGAGTTCAGCTTTTATGGGCATGCTCAATATCTCCTTAATCAAGTTTCTACTTACTTACTTTATAACACGCAGAGATTAGGACTGCGGCAGGTGTCGCGTGGCTTATTTGCGGAAGTCGAACGCTGGCGGAATGTCACCCTTGAACACGAACAGCACCCTCAACCCATCGCGGATTTCAGCAAGCACGCCGTGGCCGCCATCGCCATCAAGCTCCTCATAGCGCTCTTGCACCACCTGACGGACAATCTCCGCCTCAAGGACTTCGTTGAACGAATGCACGGTCAAGCCTTCGATCATAGCTTCCGCAACATCGACCGTGTAGATCAATGGATCAGGATGCGCTGGCGGGAAGGGCGTCGAGACTTCTTGCACGATTACCGTCAGCTTCACCATTTTCTCTGGCACCTTTACGGCACCTTCGGTCACGGTAAACGTCGCTAAACGCAGCCACTTGTCCCAAAGTAAGACACGGTCGACGCGCTTCCAGCGCCGTAAGTCGGCCGCGGTGATACAAATCTGCTGCTCGTTCCATATGCTGGTGAAAACTTCCCCAATATCGGCGTTGTAAAGCTCCACGCTCGGTTGGCCATTCATCCGATAATCGCAGGTCCAGCAGTAGCTAAGCCCTGCGTCGATCACAGCCTTTGCCCAGTCGTTGGGCATTTCACCACCATCAGCATTTTCGGTGAACACGATGCCGTCTTCGAGATCCTCGAACTCAAAGTCCAGCTTGGCAGCCAACGCCGCCAGCTTTAGCTTTTCGATCGTGCCGATCAGACGTAAAGTGCATGAGGAGTTTTGGTCAGACATAGCTGCATCCTTGAATATGTGTTTACTTATTTAATATAGCAGAGTTCGAAACGGGCTGCGGCAGGTGTCGCGCGGCATCTTAGTGTAGGTTTATAACCGGCGTGCCGAAGCGTGTCGCACAGACAGACCCCGCAATGCTCTCACCGGCCTCTGTAACGGCCGTAAACGCTGTTCGGTAGTGATGACCCTCGTCACAGCCCACGAATGCATACCCCTGCACCTGAACGCTCTTGTAGCCGCTCTCATGCAGTAGCCGCTCTGTCCCGTCGGTGTCACTGAAACCGGTCACGTAGAAGATCGCGGCGATCGCGAGAATAATGATGTATGGCATGTAGATCCTAGTGTGCGCTGATTGTCTCATTTTATAACACGAAAAATGACGGGGCTCTTGCGCGCTTATGCGGCAACTTCTTCCATCGACCATGTGACCCGGACCGCATCAATAGCGTCCACCGCAATCCAGACCTCGGCGATGTCTGGTCCCTGCTTCATAACGATGTAGCCGTTTTTCTCCTCGAATTTTTCGATCTTGCCGCTGAACCATTGGTTCCTAACCAAAACATCAGCCACATAGCTGCGATCGGTATGCTCCGGATCACCCATATCATCTATGGTCGTGACCCTTGTGGCGCGCATAATGTCGCCAATTATCCTGTTTGCCATTCTAATCTCCAAAGGGGGTGTTTTCGCGTTCATTTTGTATCTCGACCCATCGTGCGAAGATGGCGTCAGAGTCGTCCGATCCATACTGAAGTGCCTTTTCAACGCCCGCCATAATAGCCGAGCGCTGTTCCGAGGAATAATCCTCCAGGTTCTTGACCGGACAGTCCTCGCCTGGCCGGGCGCTGGCGAATTGCTTACGCATTTCAGCCAGAAACCCGGCAGTGGCAAAGCGCAGTCGAAGGCGACTGGCTTTTGCCATGATCAGTTCGGACGTGCTGCGCGTTGCGCTGCCTTGTTGATTTCATCAAGATTGACCAGATCGGGGTTACTGGCCACATCCTTCAGGATCTTCATCAGCAAGGGATTGGTCGCCGCCAGTGTCAGAGCGAAGACGGTCTCGCCTTGATTGACGATACATTCCAACTCGTCGAGTTCGGCATCGTCGAGCGTTTCTGGATCCTTTTTGAGCAGATCCACATTCGCTTCGAATGCCAGTGTTGAGATTGTGCCGTCGAGACGCACGATAACAGCCATATCACCAGCTTTGATCTGCTTTGCAGGATCGACGTGAGACATTGGAAAGTTCGTGACGCTTGGTTGATCAGACATATTTTGAGCCTTTGTTTATTTGCTTCATGTTTAGTTATAACAGGCTCTTGGTAGGGCGCGCAGTGAATACGCGCGGGAACCGCAAGGTGATTGCAGTTCCCGTTGGTCTTGTTATGCGGCGACCACGATGGGCCGGGGATACTTCTTCGTCAGCGTATCCGTCATAAAGTAGAATGTTTTGCCTTTGCATGTGCCAATGACAGGATACTTTGGCGCAGATGGTCGCCAACCGGTCACTGTGCAGACATCACCTCTGAACACGAAGGTCTTTCCGAACGCATCAGGATCGATCCCGGACCAGGCCGCATGACGCCGGAACAGCGCCTCTGCACTGCTCAAGCCTGCGCCTGTGTCAACGACGGTTGCTTTGATCTTGAAGAAAGCTTCCATGCCGTATTGGCCACCGAACTCCTCGAAGGTGACGCCATACTTGGTGCCAAGAGCTGCAAGAGTTGTGGCGATTTCACTAGACAACTGCCGGTGTGTTGCGCGGTCGATAGAGGTGATTTTCATTCTCGTTTTCCTTTGATTTGCTGCTTTATATTCTCAATATATCAGAGACTTGAGAGGACTACGGCAGGCATCGCGCGGATACGCAATCTCTATGGGATCGACGGTCAGGCCAGCAAAAAGGCGCTCCGAAGAGCGCCTTGCTGTATCACTTACGGGCGAAGGCTTTACCCATCAAGTTTCACCAGCAGATAGGTGGTCGCAACGTCATCCCAGCTAAAGATCACGGTGTGATCAGCAGTTGGAACTTCGCGAACACTCATCCAGGTTCCAAAGCGCATTTCGCGTCCCGGATGAGTGATTTCGGTGCGCTCAATCTCAATGTCCTGCTCGAAGTGTGTGGACCAGAGTTGAACCGCGTCAACTGGCGTGTCTGCGGAGACAAAAAGAGATTTATCTTCGCCTTCGTCCGTGCTGACACTGATTAGGTATAGATTTGACATATCAGTATGTCCGCGCAATCAAGCCGCGGCACTGCTCCAGAGCCACGATAGCTTTCGCGCTTCCGGCCAGCGGTAGCGTGAACAGTGAGGAGCCTGTGTCTGAATTGATCCGCAGAAAGTTGCTGCGCATCAGGTCACGGATAAAATCTGACGTTACAGGGTCGTTGCCGTAGCCGGTGTTGATCGTGTAATAAATACCAGTCGAGAGAGGCACTTCGGTGCCATCGCTCAGCGTCCACAAATTGGCGTCGATATAGATATCAATCGTAACGCTGTTCGAATACCCACGCGGCTGTGCGGTCGTGATTTTGAAGGCCGTTGTGTAGAAGTCATCCTCGTCAACTCCGAAGGCCATGAAAGCGCCTGGCTCGTTGCTCAAACCAATCATGGTGCAAGTCAGCACACCAGCGTCGCTGGTAGCGACAGCCACTTTCCAATTGTCTGCCTCGTAGAGCATTTGAGGCGATGCGACAGCGGGTGAGGCCGCCAAGCAGGACATAAAGGCGATAATTTTCTTCATTTTGCTTCCTCGTGGGATTAGCGGTTAAGTTGTTGCTCCAGGCAGGCTATGTGGGACAGACACCACCCGCCTGGAGTTCGCTCAGATCCTATCAGGCAGTTAGGATCGTGCGCAGACGCTCCGCGAGCAGACTTTCGGTGCGGAGCGTAAGTGAGTGACCAACGCGATCAGCGATGCGTGTGGTATTGAAGAGAACCATCATCTGCCCAGTCTGGGACCGTGCAGTGCCATCACCACATCCGTTCGCGCGGTAAGCTGCGATCAGATCGGCGCTGGAGATGGTCTTGTTCGTATCAAGCAGATTGAAGGCGATCGTCGTGTAGCGTGACGGCACCTTGCCGGCGGAGATTGCTTGAAACAGGTTCTCGAATTTCTCTGCGATTTTCACCTGTGCAGGCTTGGCGGCGAGGGTTGTTACCTTCATCGCTTCCATGTCCGCGTCGGTCAAAGCCACGTTGTCGTTGGACAGAACGAAGAACTCTGCGCCGATAGACACAAGGTCACGCTCGACACGCGGTGTCGCAGGGCCACGCGCAGCTTTTGGCTTCTTACCGCCAGCGGTTGTTTCTTTCTTGTCCGCAGTCGCAACGGCGGCAGATTTCTGGCTCTCGTAGACTTCTTTACGTGCCACGGCCGCATCAAGTTCGCGCAAGGAGGTTTCATCCAACTCGGCATCATCTTCAATGGTCACTGCCGCGTCTTCAAGCACATCGGCTGCTTCAATTTCTTCAAGCTCCAACTCGTTGAGCATCATCTCCATCTCGTCAATTTCTTCTTCAATAGCCACTTCTTTGGTCTCATTCAGTTGCGAAATCGCCATGATGGCATCAAGTTCATCGTTGACGGATTCTACGGTTTGGTTTGATTTATTAGACATGACATGCTCCTAGCTATGTGCTTGTTTTCGTTGCTTCTTATTCTTTCTTTATACAGCAATCGTTTGAGGCAGTCGGCTGGATTGTTGTTGTTTTGAGTGGCTTCTGGCAGGCTCTAAGCTGCCAACTTAATTGGCTGGTCAGAAGCATGGGGCGCCTCAAAGTAGCCCCACTTTTTGGCTTTCAGATAGCACGCCATCATCACGTCCACGTCATACTTGGCTTCGTGTGAAAGGGATTGATCGTATGGCACGCCACAGGCGAAGCAGAGTTCTTCGAGCCGCGGTGACTTGCCGTCATGCGTGGCCCAGACACCTTGTTTCATCGTATCCACGGCTGGCTTGGGTGGCAGACCGCTTAGGCCGATCCGAACAAACTCCTGATGCAAGAACTTGCCATCAAAGTCGTCGCCATTGTGCCAAACGTAGCCATCTGCGCGTTGCAGAATGCCATGCACAATCGGTCCAACTTCGTCCCATGTCGGCTTGCCGAACAGATCAGCGGCAACAATACCGTGAACGCGCGAGGCGTCAGCTGCGATACCACGTTGTGGATCGATCCGCTGATCATATTCCCAGATCAGCTTATCATCACGGTAAAGGCCGATGTAGACCTCAATGATGCGGTGATCGGGATCGAGTAGACCTGTTGTTTCAAGATCGAGGGCGGCTTCTACTGACATTTCAGATCCTATCTGCGTGATTTGCTTTTCAACATGCGGCGAAGGCTTGCGCTCCTCGCCTTAACTTCCGGCTTTAGATCGTCCAGTGGCCGACCCACATTGCGGTGCTTGCGCTCACCGATCTCGCGCCTCTCTGCCATCGGCACCTCTGCGCTATCTGCCATTGAGACCGTGAGTAGGCCCGCCAACGCACCAAACATCTTGTTAAATCCTAGCATTACTTTCTCCATAATTCATCGCTTACTTACTTATAACGTCAAATCGAACGGGTTGTATTACTATTCGCGCGGCGCTTCTGGTTTTCGCGATGTGTGACCAGCTCCAAGTGAACAGGGTTGCAGCACAACCGGTTATGGCACTTGTGATCAACCTGCTTCTTGCCTGGAATGTATCCGTAGAAGTGGGTGTAGCTGACGATGTGCGTTGCGACCGTCTGACTGCCCAGTGACATGCGGCCATAACCACCACCACGACCATCGCCTGACGTTGGCCCCTGCCAGTTCCAACACTGCGTGTGCCGGTCAAGTTCGACACGCGCCATCAGCCGGCCAATGATCTCCTCACGCCTGGATATTGGCAGGGTGACTGCAAGATCAGGGCTCATACGGCTTCCTTTACAAATGCTGCCAAGTCTTGCCGGCAAGCACAGACTTGATGGTTGAGACAGAGACGCCAAGCTGTCGCGCTTGCGTTCCTAAGTCCAAATTTGACGCGCGGATATTCAGCACATCGGTTGCGGTTAGCTTGGCATTGCTGTTTGCGCTGCCTCGGCCTGACTTGAGCCCCGTCTGGTGGGCGTGCTTCTCGTTGTCCGAGTTCGTCGACCATTCCAGATTGAGCAGGGCGTTGTTCTCTTTGTCGCCGTCGATGTGATTCACAACCGGCAGATTGTCCGGATTGGGCAGAAAGCGCAGCGCAACAACGCGGTTCACAAGCACGGACTTCGTGATGCCCATGAATTTCAGGTTGAAGTAAACGCGGCCTGACTTCTTATGAACCTGCTGCTTGACCGTGCCGTAAAACTTGGTCGTATCGACAAAGCCTTCTTCACTGCACTTTCGGGCGCGCAAGATCACGCCGTCTGTCTTGACGATCAGATAGAGGCGGACCAGTGCCAGCTTGATCCACTGGTCCTTTTGAAACTCGACGGTCACTCTGTGATCCACGTCGAAGCAAGCACCGCATTTGATGGCACACGGTGAAACTCGAACATCGGCCAGACCTGCTTGCGTGTCAGACCTGCGAGTGATGAAACTTCCATAAATGATACTTCCTGTCCTAAGTTTGTGCTTACTTACAATTTAACACGCAGCGCAGAGGGTTGCGGCAGGGATCGCGTGGTATCAGCTTGGTTGCCGCAACTCGGCGTGAATGTTCACCATCAGGTCGGAGATATCCTTGTCGATCAGCCCTGATGTGGCGTCGTAAAGCGCGGACACGGTGATATAGAACTCGCGCTTGGTGATGGAGTCGGCCGCGAACGCCCGACTCCACTTGTCAATCTGTGCCGATGTTTTGCGGCTCAGTTCGGCGTTATGTGACGGCCAATCGTCTGAACCTTCGGCGCTCATAACAGACCACCTGTTCTCAAGTTAGCAAAGTGGGCAATCTGCTCACCCATGAGCCGATCAACCGCCTTACAGGTATCGATGTGAAACCGCTCGGCGGCGGCCAAACGCCCATTGCTGATTTGGTTATACAAAGCGCGGCCACAGTCATACGACGCCATACGCTTTTGCTCACGGATCAATGCCCGGCGGGCGCGATTTCTGCGGCTAATCGCAAACCGCTTTCTGATTAGAAAAAACCAGTTCATGCTGCTGGCTCCACGCGGTTCATGATGCTCCAATAGTGACCCATGAAGTAGTCGCGCGCCTGAGCGGGCAACATCATTTCAATCACATATGGCGCAGTGTTTGTGGTTTCGTGCAACATGCCTGCGGACCAATCCAGATCAGGATCACGCGGGATGATTGACTGATATTCGGCATTACAGACGGCCTCGTCAGCCAGCTTCACCTCTGGAGCACAAGGCCAAGGCAGGTCGAACGCGAAGGCAATCTCTTGCTCGTTCAGATCCTCGACCGCCTTGAATGGTGCCGCGAACGCTTCGGAGTATTTCAAAGGCCGGATCAGATCGCCATTGTAGGCTTCTGAGGCATCATGGAGCAGCGCCATCAAAGCCAGATCAGGGCGCTCCAGCACCTCTTCGACATACCGCGACACATAGACTGAATGCTCAGCCACGGAGTAGAAGATGAGGTCAGAGCGTGTTCGGTGTTGTGTGGCACCATTCCAGCGCGCACGGGTTGCAAGATGATGCGCGATCACCTCGATATCGATCTCCCGCGCCATTGGCGCGAAGGGATAGTATTTCTTGCCTGAACTGACGTGCATGTAGATATCTGCCAGTGGCCGATCGATGGTCTTATGCATAACTGCTCCTGATTAGACTTCGTTCAATGCTTACTTATAACAGAGCAGTGAACGGGTTGCGTCAGGGTGTGCGCGGCATCTGCATGCCGCACACATTGGCTTAGTTTATGTGCTTCGCCTTCTTGCGAAAATCATCGTGCCAATCCAGGCGTTCGACGATTGTCTCGCAGACGTAGTTGAACCGCACCGTGCGTGACTGCGAGACAATCGTCGCAAACGCCATCTCGGTCATTTCGTGCAGCGCACCGCGCATCACAAGATCAGTATGCCGCTGGTATGCGGGATTGACGGACGGGCGCTTCGGATCTGGCTCATAGTCAAGCAAAGGGCTCAACATGAACACCATATCGTAGCGCTCTTTGGTCAACACCTTGCAGTCGTTCACATACTTATTCGCCTCGCGCAGCATCTCCTGTGACACCTGCTCATGCGAATGCATCCCGATTTCACACATCAGATAGCCAATCATATCGATGGGCGTCCGGTCTGTGATCGATGGCGCCTTTACAGCGGCCAACAGTTTCGCGTGATCATCCAGTAGGTGCCGTTGCAGCTTGATCCGCTTATCAAGGGGCAAGTTTGCCACGGCTTCAACACCGTGACGCCGTGCGCTGTCTGTGATCGAGGTGATAACCATATTCAGGTTAAGCGCCTCGACCACATCTTGGGCCAGTGTTGTCTTCCCAGTGCCAGAGGCGCCGATCAATCCGTAGATCATGCGGCCACACTAACCCCTGTAGACCCAAAGCCACCCTGGCCGCGACCTGTTTCACCCAGTTCGCTTTGGGTCCATTCCAGCTTCGGCTGTGAGACCGGCGCAATAACCATCTGGGCGATACGATCGCCTGTTTTCACAATGGCATCAGAGTTGCCAAGGTTCACAAGCAGAACGCCAATCTCGCCGCGATAGTCGGAGTCAACAGTTCCCGGCGCGTTCAGCACGGTCAGCCCTTGTTTCAGAGCAAGGCCGGAACGTGGTCGAATTTGCATTTCAAAACCTTCGGGGATCTCTACAGCAAAGCCGCAAGGAATGATTGCGCGCGCCATAACAGGGATACGCACGAAGTCGCAGTTGTCCATGACCGCATAAAGATCAGCGCCAGCGGCGCCTTTCGTCATGTATTCGGGCAAATGCGCGTCGCTATGGGTCTTCTTGAAAAGAACAGTGATAGGATTAGTCATGATCGGGCTTTCTAAGCGGCGATGCCAAGGGCATCTAGAATAAGTTGTTCGAAAAGGTCACAGACATGGTCGACGCCGGCCTGTGTTGCGGCTTCATCAGTGAGGTAGGGACCAAGCACCTCAAGTTCGCTTGATCCCTCATTAACGTGGCAATAAAACTTGCCATCGTCGGCAGAGCGGAAAGTCTCTGCCGACAGGTTGGGCTCTCTTCGTGCTTTACCCATAGACAGCCTCGTTCGGCACGAGTTTGCGGTGCTGAACCCAACCGCGCAGTGATCCGTGCAGTTTGGGATTGTCCCAGTCGTAAGAATTGCTAACCTCGGTGACGAAACCTGCGTCGTCAGTTTTGGTCACACGGTAAATCGACATTCTGTCCGGCGACGCCTGATGCTCAAGCGGGCTTGCATGAACTGCACTTGAGCCTACCAGCATGTCGTAGCGCTCTATTTCAGCCTCATAGGACGCGTTGCCGTCGAAGGGTGCGTATGAGATACGCGCACAACGGGCAGCACTGATCTTGCGCAGCACAGCAACAGCGGCCGGACCATGCTTCGATATCGCCCACTTGAAATCGTTATTGGTGATGTAGGGTAGGTGCCATTGATCAGGGCCGAGGAAGTCAGGTTCAACTGCATCAATCGCCTGCTTCACTATGCGCGCCAGATCGCCGAAGTGTGGCTCTGCATCGGCATGATCGCGCAGATGGAAGAAGTTGTTCCAGTCTGTTGCGGTGATCAGCGTGTCGATGAAGGAGAAGGGCTCAAGAATGCGGTTGCACAATTGCTTGTGATAGCCTGCGTTTGAATAGGCTTGAGCGTGATCCGCGGCAGAGTTTGCAGCCTGCACCCATCCCTCTTCGCGCGTCAGTATGATTTGGTCATTGTCGTTTCCGGTATGCAGAAAATTCTCAATATGGTTTGAGCATTCCTCGGACGCCTGCATGCCCTTCTGGTTCTTACCCCAGTGCCACGGCACAAACGGCGTATCGCGCACTTCGGCGATCATCTTAGCGACCGGCACAGCGCGCGAGGAGCGTGCGTTACGGTTGAACACACGGTGGGTCATGATTTCACCATGCAGCGCGCGCCAGTAACGGAGCCGGACAGTGTAGATCGGAGGGGAGTTTTCAGAGACAGAGGCGAGAATTACCTCGGCCTCGAAGCTGTTGAAGCGGAACACTTTATCCCACTCAACTGCCGGATTTGTCATTGCGTTCATGATGGGGCTTTCTGTGCTGTTTGTTTCGGAAGCGACTTGCCGTAATCAGCGGTGATCGCGCGCGTTGAGAGTTCCCCACCAACAAAGGCGGGGCATTGGGTTTGAGACATCACGGTGAGGTAAACTTTACCGCTGCGTATGATCTCGTTCATTTCCGCTGGCCCAATCTCCCAGCAGGAGGTTATGAAGTGGTCCGTTTTCATGACCATCAGATCGTTGACGCGATCCTCATCGTCTTTAGGGGCCTTGTAGCGGACGTTTGCGCCTACAAAATTGATCGCATTAGCCATTGCGTTCCTCGAAATAATCAGTTGCTACTTACTTTATAGCAAAAACTGAACGGGTTGCGTGAGAAGACAGTGGCAGGACAGAGTGTTGGAGATATTTATCCAGCTCCGTGAAGCCGCCGATGTGGTTGCCGTTGTGCCAAATCTGCGGAACCTTGGTGAAGCCAGCCGCCTTGAAGCCGCTCCGCTTTTCAGGCGTATCGAGCGGTGTTGCGCGAAACTCCAAACCCTTCTCGGTCAAAAGCGCTTTGGCTTTGTCACACCACGGGCAATTGCC